ATGGCACCGCCGCAAGGACCAAACCGTCACGCAAAAGGGGAGGGGACAACATATCGAGTCCCCAAGGACCCGAAGCTGCCGCTCAAGTACTGGGTAGCGGCGATCGAGCTCCCCTCCCCCGACGGCGCACCCCGCAACCGCGTCACCCGCAAGCGCAAGACCGAGGGGCTCGCGAAAGAGCAGCTCACCAAACTCAAGCGCGAAAAACTGAAACACGGCACGATCAGCACTTCGACCATGACCGTCGCCGAATGGCTCGCGGAATGGCAGGAAGAATGGATGGATGTACGCCCAAAGACTGCGGCCGGGTATCGGTCGAGCATCAAGGCCCACATCATCCCGAGCATCGGCAAGAAACGGCTCGACCAGTTGACGCACAACGACGTACGGAAACTGCACCGCGACATCATCGCGAAGGGCCGCGTCTCATCGACGGCGCTCTACGCGCACAATGTTCTCTCGTCCGTGCTGAAGGATGCCGCGCGCGCCGGAAAGGTCACTGAAGTTGCTACCGACCTCGCGAAAAAACCTCGTGTCACGGCTTCGTCGCTGAGCGTGATGAGTGTCGAGGATGCGATCGCCGTTCTGCGGGCCACACAGTACGACCGGCTCGGCGCCCGTTGGTGGGCCGCACTGTTCACAGGAGCGCGACAGGGCGAAGTTATCGGCCTTGAGATCGACCGTGTGCTGCCCAACGCGCTCGACCTCTCCTGGCAGCTTCAGCGGCTCTCGTGGCTGCACGGGTGCGACGGCGACTGCGGCAGGAAACGAGGCACTGACTGCCCTGCTCGCACCCTAAAAGCGCCCGCAGACTGGGAGCACCGCCACGTGACAGGTGGGCTCTGGCTTGCGCGGCCCAAAAGTGACGCCGGCAAACGAATGCTGCCGCTTGTGGAGCCGCTGCGAACCATCATCATGCAACGCCTCGTGGCATCCTCTGGCGAGCCGAACCCCCACGGGCTAGTCTGGACCGCCGAACCCAAGCGCGACCGCCACAGCCGCGAGCTGCCTCTCGACGGCGCACCGCTTGATCCTGGCCCCGACTCAAAGGCATGGGATGCTCTGCTCAAGCGCGTGGGAGTTGCCGACGTGCGCCTGCACGACGCCCGCCACGTGACCGCCTCGCTGCTCAACCGCGCCGGGGTGAATCAGGCTGCCCGCATGGCGATCCTCGGGCACAGCTCGCCCGCCATGACACAGCACTACACCGACGTGGATATGCAGCAGCTCAGCGCAGGCATGACCTCTATGTCAGCTTTTCTTTCTCTGGACGCTTAGCTATGTCCGACCCTCGACGTAGGGTGAACGTATGTTCGAGTAATCCGCTCGACTGGTTTCATTCAAAGGGGAAATTCCGTGTCGAAGATTGGTTATACCATCACTCAAGCCGCAGATGCCGCCGGCGTCACTGTCCGGATGATCGAAGTCGCTGTGCGCGCAAAGCAATTGAAGGCCCACAGAGTTGAAGGTCAAGCGGTGATGCTCAAAGATGACATCACCACATGGCTGCGCGGCTTCCCTAGCTGGGATTAGAGCGGCTTCACGTCCCACTCAGGCTCGACGTGACGGCTCGCAGTCGCCGCGTCGGCCTGGGCTAGGGTTGCGAGGAAGTCGAGCCCGAGGGCCCAGCAGATGCGCTCTAGGTCTTCCATGTCAATCTGCTTTGTGCCGGCTTTGATCTTCTGCACCTGAGGTCGTGATATCCGCCCTTCGCCGATCGCCCGCGAAAGCGCGAGGTCGTTAATCTTCATGCGCGCCATCCTCTCTCGAATGATCGTCGCTATCTCTTGTGTGAGCGGCCCAGGCGCGCTCTTAGATCCACCAGCCATAACCGGATTGTCGCACAGATAGAGCGAATACTGCACAAGTTGTGCGCTCTGCTCCAAAAGTGTGTAGTGTGTTCCACATGGAGCAAATACAGCACGACCCAAGCCTCAGAAGAGCGAGGATAGCGGCCGAGGTTCGGTCGGAGCTCGCCATCCAGAAGAAGACACGCGCGGCCCTTTCGCTGGCTGTCACCATGTCCACCTACACCCTACGCAGACGCCTAGATGGGATCCAGCCGTTCACAATGGACGAGCTGGACTCCACTACGCGGTTCCTCGGGATCTCACTCGCCGACTTCGTGGCACGAACCGAAGCGGTCGCATCGTGAGCCACATTCCCTTTGGCCCGTCCAACAGTTCCCCGGCCCCGGTGGCCTACAGCATCCTCGACGCAGCTTCGGCCGTTGGAATGAGCGCGCCGTCGTTCAAGCGAATCCTTGCAGCCGGCGACATCACTCGCCGCTACCCGAACTCGACCCCGATCATCTCGCATGCCGAGCTTGTCGACTGGGTTAAGTCGCTGCCGGTCGATAAGCCGGTGCGCTCATGACCGCCCTCGACATCTTCACCAGCGGCGACACGCTCGTCATCTCATCCGAGACAATCGCGGATGGGTCCGGCGTCCAGCACAAGAACGTGCTCGATCTTATCGACGCCAACCGGGCCGACTTCGAGGACTTCGGCTTGGTCGCGTTTGAAACGCGAGCAAGATCAGCGGGCCAGCACGGCGGTGGCGTCACGCGCATCGCTCTCCTGAACGAGCAGCAGGCGACCTTGCTGATGACGTTCCAGAGAAACACCGAGTTGGTTCGCGGATTCAAGAAGGCTCTCGTTCGGGCATTCTTTGACATGGCGCGGCAGACGGTTGTGGCGCCGGCTGAACTCACTCGGATGCAGATTCTTGAGCTGGCGATGGAGTCGGAGCAGCGGGCGATCGCAGCTACCGCTCGCGCCGAGGTCGCGGAAACGTTCAAGGAAGCGATCGAGCGCAATGACGGACTTGTGCCGCGCGAGTTCCACAAGCACTACTTTCCCGACGTGAACGAGAAAGCATTCTTCGACCTTCTCTACACCCGCAGCCTGTTGATCAACCAGCTCGGTAAGGGTACGCGTCGTGAGAACGGCACTTGGCGTGACGGCTCCCAGCACGGACACCCCGGATATCAGGGCAAACGATTCTTCTACCTCGATAGCGGAGTCAATCAGAAGACTGGTTACCGGTACGAGCAGACCCGCGTTCGCCCTGGCGACCCTGAGGTTGAGCTTGTCCAGTACCTCACCAAATTGGGGCTCGTTCCTCAGACCGTTTCTAAGGAGCTTGCCCGTGTCTAAGCCCGTCTTTCTGTTCCGTGCCGTCACAGCGCGGCCCCTCCTCATCGAGCACGACGGCGTTGAAGATGTGCTTGCGCCGGGTTTTGTGATCGGTCGCCAGTCCGGCTACCTGTCGCGCTCGTCCGCGAAGGCTGTTGCTTTCCGTAACCACTTCGCCTTCGACGAGTTCGAAGTCATCCAATCTGAGCCGGTCCGATTCTTGACCGCCGCCGAGAAGACCGAGAAGCGCATCGCCGAGCTTGAGGCTGAGCTGGCCTCGCTGCGAGTGCCAGAGAATCACGGTCGCTCAATCCGCGATGACGTCGATGCGAGACAAGCGGGCATCTGGCCCATCTAGCCAGCCCGTAACACCCCCATTTCTTGGCCGTCCCCGGATGGCCTAACCACTGGCGTGCCCGAACGCCACCAGCTAGAGCATCGCACGCGCGGATTTCGCTAAGCGTGCGACCGACGGGTTTGAGAACACGAGCACGCCCAAGCCAGGGCCTGCGCCACATAGTGAGCCGGATTGAAAGCTAAGTCGCTGTAGGACCGGTTGAACGCTGAACGCCACCGCACTCGCTCACCGACCCTCTCAAGGGCAGCGAGTACGGCAACGCGCACACTCCCGGTTCGGTCCGGGGTGCGCGGCCTGTCTCACGACGGGCACATGGACGGGTAGCCCAACGGTAGAGGCGAGCTGATAAGGCACCGAAGTGCAGGTTCGAATCCTGCCCCGTCCACTCACCAACAGAAGGAGAAACACATGATCGAAGAGCACGTCTACAACGAGAACATCCGAATCGCCGCCGAGAAGCTGCGTGAAGCGGCCGACACGATTGACCCGCCCGAAGCGTCACTTACGGACAAGCTCATCGCATTCCACGCCGACCTGATCACGGGCGGCATCCCCGAAAACGTCGCGGCGACCTTGACGAGTCAGCTGCTCGCGGGCTACCTCAACGACCAGATCGAACTGGCATGAACGTCTTCGCCTGGATCGCGGTCGCGTGGCTTGCATACGTGGGCCTCGTGGCCGTCGCGAACGTGGGCAAGCCGAAGGATGTCACCACTCCCGGTGTTGCGGTCGGCGGAGTCATCGTGCAGGCAGCGGTCATCACGCTGATCGTGCTCGCCACGACCACCTAGCCCCACCCGGGGACTGGCCCGCATAACCCAGTCAGCGGCGCGTCCGTTATAGGAGTGTCCGGGTGGACAGATACACAGCAATCCCGGCGTCGCACTTAACCGCGGGATCGGTGGGGTCAGGGATCACGGCAGCAGGACGGGGCAGGACCTCGACACCGGATGGAGAGCCGCCACGAGGGTACTCCGGACCTCACCCTCATCCCCGATTCGGCGGGACAAACCCACCAAAGAATGTCACGAAAGGACATCGCATGTCAGACAAGAAGATCAGCCCCCGCAAGACCCGCAACACGGCGGCGAATCAGGCACAGCACGCGGCCAACGTGGCACTGGTCGCCGCGCTGGGCATCCCCGCAGCAACCAGCGAGCACATCAAACTGCGCCGCGACGGCAAGGGCAACAGCTACCAGGTGACGACGACGAAGCGGGTTCGTGAGTCGAAGCTGCTTCGCAAAGCAGAACGCGAGCGGCAGCGAACTGCGGAATCGATTGTCCGGGAGGTCAAGGCGCGAGCAGAAGACGCCGCGACTGAAGCCGAACTCGTTGCGACGGTGCGCTGATGCCTAGCGATGACTTTGGGCATGCGAGCATCCTGCCCTACCGCGTCCGAGTCGCTGGCAGCACGGTCGCCGCGTTCGACAACTTCGCCGATGCCGCCGCATTCGCCCAGCCGCTGGTGCGCGATCACGGAGCCGCCGAGATCGTGTTCAGCCTGACGGCGATCTGATGCCGACGAGCTTTCCCACCAGCGATGACAAGGCGATGACCGACGCCGTGAAGGCAATCGCGGCGATTGGTGCCGACGTGACGATGCAGACCACCGAGTTCAAGGGCTCAGTGGCTCGCACGGTGACGATCACCTGGATCACCCACACGACACAAGGCCGAATCCTCTAACGAAAAAGCCCACCCGCACGAACGGATGGGGCACAACACAGAAACGAGATCCAATGCCCAATCAGACTACCGGCCGGCACGATTGCATAGGCCAGCGCATGAGCACCATGTACGACGCAACCCCGCCCGCCCCGTGGCAGCTTGACCAGGACCGCGGCGAACTGCACGGCCTCGACCGTCTCGAGGCTTACGGTTCCGCCGAGTACGCGCAGCATCACCGGGCCACTTACCCGCCGATCACTCGCCGACCGGTTCAGCCCCACCAGCCGATCATCGCGATTCAGCCGGCGCCCGAGTTGCCCTCGGATCGGGTCGCCGCTCGCCGTCACCGTTCCCTGTTCAACCTGCTGACCGTCTCTTTCCTGTTCGCCGTCACTGTCGGCCTCGCCGTCCTCTTCATGGTCGGGATGGTGCGCTCATGACCGCCGTAATCCGTCACCCGCGCCCCACGCATTGTGCTGGGTGTGGCCGTCGTGCACGAGGCGGCAAGCAGCTGCTCAAGGATCACCCCGGGACCGTCGCGCTGACCTCTTCGACCGAGTGCGCACGCTGCCGGTACCGCCAGGCACACCCGGCCCGACCGGTCATAGCGGTCATCGCAGGCCCGAAGCCGAAGACGCTCGATGAGCGGCGCGCAGATCAGCGCAAGGGTCGCAAGTCCTCTACTGACGCCTTGGCTATCAGCTATCTCTTGAATCCTGCGACTCCTGAGGAATACGCCAAGGTCGCGCCGTGGACCGCACTATTCGCCAAGCCCGGGTCCGACGTCGCCGCGATGCTGGGTGCCGCATGAGTGCCGTTGACGCCAAGCACCTTTGGGAGTTCGATCACCCCTATTACTGCTCACAGGGCTGCTACTACACCAAGGGCACCGACTGGGAAGAGGTGCACCGCGACTGGGAAACATGGGCAGACTTCGCGGAATCGTGGGGCGACAGCGACGAAGACTACAACCTGCTGTTCCGCTGGGACTGGAAACGTTCAGACCCGGACCACTACGCCTTTGAGCGTACTGAAGACCCGGCGTTTGAGATGCCCGCCGACCATCTCGAACTCTTCTACATGCTTCAGCGGAAGGCCAAACCGTTCAGTCACATAATCACGGTGACCGAGACCGACGAGCCTGCCGTGCGCGAGTGGCTGACCAAGAAAGCCGAGCACATGCGCAAGGTCTGGGAGCCGCTTCTGAACGCAGGGTGCGCCGCATGAGTGCCGTTGAGGAGATCCAGGCGGCGATTGAGAAACTGACGGCAATCAGGCGTGACTCCGGTCTTGTTGTGCAGTGCTCTGATCCCGAAGACGTGTGCTTTCGAACGGATGATGACACTGACGCGGACGGCAACGGGTTCTCATTCGGCGTCATCGTGGGGATTGATGATACGGACATAGCAGAAGGCATCGTCACCCTGCACCGCACCATCGACGCGCAACTGGCGATCCTCAAAGACCTGCTAGCCGAGGCTGTGGAGGGCGATGCGACACTTGGTGGCTCGCTACAGGCAGACGACTTCATTGGGTCTACGTCGGCAGCAATGATGGCACTCGCCCGCGCAATCAACGGGGCCGCCTAATGGGCAGCATCTTGTCCACGAAGCCATGGGTAAACGAATCCACGGGGAAAGTCGGACGCGCAATTTACTGGGAGCTGACATGCGATCTATGTGGCGGATTCATATCTGCCTACATCGCTAAATCGAAATCCCTTGTCTGCCCAAATCGGGCAACAGACGAAGCCTTTCATCGATTCAACTGCGCCGGACCCGCCGAATGAGCGCCCTCGTGTACGCGACCCCTGCAGTCGGCTGGTCCTGCTATTCCTGCGGCGCTCACGGCGAACTGAGGGCCGCACAGCACCGGGCCGCGGTCGATGCTGAGGCGGCAACTCACGTGTGCCAGCCATCCGAGCCGCCGTGCTAAATCGCCCTCAACCCCTCCCAGTCGCAACTCCCGGCGATCTCGTCATGGTCTGGGGGCTGTATCCCAGCCGTGAGGAATGGGAACGCACCGGGTGGCTCATCCGCTCCGATCCCGCCTATGTGGTGATCGCCTCCCATCCCGACGACGACGGCAGAGCGGGCCACTTGAACCGTCCTGACGACTGGCTCAGAGACACATGGCGGGCCGAAAAAGTAAGCGTCATCCGCATGACCGAACGCACCGCACCTACAGAGAAGAGAAACGCATGACGAATTCATTCACCATGACCCGAGTGGATGCGAAGCGACTGGCGCAAATCGCCTTGTCGGCGGCATCCAAAGATGATGTCACCCCGGTAATTTGCGGGGCGCTCCTGACCGTATCGAATGGTGCCCTCCGCACGACATCGACCGACCGTTACCGCGTGCACACGGCGCTAATCGACATCGAGGGGAAATCCGAAGATCACGAGTTCATTATTTCCCGGTCCTCCCTCGAATGGCTGGACAAAAACGTCGGCACGTTCGGATCATTTCAGGCGCACAGGCAGCGCGTCACGATCACCACGAACCTCGATGCGCTGAACATCACGGTGCGCGCGTCCGACCTTCCCGAAGCTGAATCGGTTTCATGGAGTGGGCGCACGACGAAGGGCAACTTCCCGCCCGTTATCCGGCTGATTGAGAAGGCTAGAGAATCCGAGCCCATCTCCGCCGAAGCCTCATTCAGGCTCGAATACCTCGCCAAGGCCAAGGTGCTCTCCCATCTCGGAGACGCCCCGCTCATTCGATTCACGGTCTCCGAGAATCCGAACAAGCCCGGCCCCGTCTACTTCGCATTCTCATCGGCAGGCAAGGTCTACGCCGAAGCCATCATTCAGCCCAACCTCAACCTTTCCTAAGACAGAGAAGAGCAGCACATGACACAAACATTCAAGGCCACCAACTTCAAGCGACTTATCGGGGAGGCCACCATCACCCCGAGCGGCAATGAACTCGTGGTGCTCGCCGGGAAGAACAAGGCGGGCAAATCGAGCTTTCGGGAAGCGATGCAGTCGCTCCTGAAGTACGCGTCCAAGCTCATCCCCGACCCGATCCACGAGGGCGAGACCGAATCCCGCGCCGAGTTCATCGACACCGAGTTGGGCGTGAGACTCCTGCGGGTGTGGAAGCGCAAGGCAGACGGCACGATCACCTCGACCTTCAGCGCCTACGCCCTCGACGGCGCCAAGTACCCTTCAGCGGTCGCCCTGGTCGCCGAACTCACGGGCGGCATCCTGCTCGACCCGAGCGAGTTCGTGAACTTCGATGAAAAGAAGCAGCGGGAGGAGCTGCTGCGACAGGTTAAACTGCCGTTCGACATCGACAAGCTCGCCGCCGAACGCAAGGGCATCTTCGACGGCCGCACCGACAAGAATAATGAGGTCAAGCGACTCGCCGCGCAGCTCAAGGGATTCGCTGCCCTCGACGCGAACGTGCCGACCGAGCAGCTTTCGGCCGTGACGCTGTACGCCGAGATGGACGCGATCCGCACGAACAACGAGCACGTGGAGCAACTGCTCGGCGCGCACGAGGTCGCCGTCAACGCCCTCGAAGCCGCCACGCACGCAGGCCGCGCAGCATCCGCCGCGCTCGACAAGGCACGCGCCGACCACACGGCCGCACTCGCCGCCGAGAAAGCAGCCAGTGAGGCCAGCGCGCAGGGCCAGATCCAGTCGACGGATGCCGTCACCGCGCAACTCGCCAGTATCGATGAGACGAACGAGAAGGTGCGCGAACAGATCGCCCGCGCCGCACTCGCCGACGAACTCGACACCAGCACGGCACAGGCTGACGGGCTCACCTCGAAGCTCAACGCGATCGACAAGCGCAAGACAGACGGACTTGCCGCGGCGAAGTTCCCCGTCGAAGGCCTGAGCGTCGATGAGAACGGGATCACGGTCAACGGCCTCTCGTTCCTGTCGCTCTCGGAAAGTGAGCAGCTGTGGGTGGCGCTCCGAATCGCGACGGCTGGCAACCCGAAGCTGAAGCTGATCTTCCTGAAGAACGGCGATGCATTCGATGACGAGACCCTGGCGAAGGTTCAGGAGTACGCCGCCGAAAAGGGTTGGACGATCATCGCCGACCGGGGCCGCGACAATTCCAACGACTTCGGCATCGTGTTCGAAGAGGGCATTCTGGCGGTGTCCAAGTGACCGCCACGAGAACCTCGATCCTGCCCGCCTATATCCGTAAGGGCGACTTGATCCGCAAGGAATACACAGAGCCGTATTGTGCGACTCACGCCCTCGAATACGTGGCCGCTTGGAACGAGGACGACAGGCCACCGAGCGACAATCTCGCTCTCGCCTCATTCTTCCTGCTCTCCCGCCCGGTGTCGCCCGTGGTGCTGCCGACTGTGCCGGGGATTTACGTGGACAAGGATGGCTGCCCGTGGGTACTGCATAGGGAGATCCCGAACATGCCGCAGCACTGGACTGAGGACAGGGAATTCATGGCAGATTCGGAAGCCCTGTATCTCGCCCCCTTTACCCGCCTGCGCCCCGAGTCCGACGTCGCCGCCGAGGTTTTCAGCACCCTGAGTGCCGAGTTCGCTTGGCTCTTTGGCGATGACGCACTCGGAACCCGCAAGATCCGCTTCGAAGAACTCGCCGCAAAGTGGGCCACCAAGTGACCCTCCGCGTATCCGACACCATCCCAGCGCTGGTGTTCCTCGCGCCCCCTGCACCCCGCAAGAACGACGAGACGGAGACCGAATGACTGACCCGCTTCACGAAGCCCGCGACCAGATCGAAACGGTCAAGGGGATGAGCGACTACATCACGACAGCCGACAGACTCGCGATCGCACAGGCACTCGCCACGATCGCAGTTGCCGAGGCTGCACGGGATCAAGTCGCCGCGACAACCGGTATGGCAGAAAACGTCGGCCGGCTGGGTGACCTGCTCGCCATGATCGTCAGCAATGAAGCAGTCATCAGAACCGAGAGTGCCTCGTGACGCTCGGCAGCATGGAGGGGATGGGGGCGGCGACTTATGCGGTCGACGCCGGCGAAGTGCTCATGCGCTTCACGATCCCCGGCAACCCGCGCCCGAAGGAACGCCCACGGCAGGGCAAGGGTCGCACCTACACGCCCGCAGGGACCGTGATCGCCGAACAGTCCGTGCTTGCCGCTTTCGACGCCGCATATCCCAACTGGGAGCCGGTCGCGAAGGTAATCAAGCTCGACCTGAAAGCAAGCTTCTACCGCGACTCACACCGACTCGTGGACGTGGACAACCTCGCCAAGCTCATCCAGGACGCGCTCAACAAAAGAGCGTTCGTGGATGACTCGCAGGTGTTCGACCTGCACGGGCACAAGTGGTTCACGACGAAAGACCGCGCACGTACTGAGGTCGTAATCACCCGCGTGGACAGCGACCGGATCGAGGCCGCGTGAACGTCGGCACCCGCGTCAAGTTCACCAACCACATGCCCAACCGGCCCGGCGCTGAATACGACGGGCAACAGGCAACCATCACCATCGGCAACCACGGCGAGTACGTCATCCGTTTCGATGACGGCAAGTCGATCTATGCCATGCACAGAGAACTGGAGCCCGCGTGATCATACTCGGTCGGTGGGCTCCTCTGGGCGGCACGTTCAAGATCGGCGTGCCGAGTCCTGGCGACCTCATCGCAATCAACTTCCGCACCCTGAGGCACAAGGCGTGGAGGGTCGCAGAGGTCTCTCCGCACGAAGACAATCGGGCCCGCGTCATCTTGCGGCCCAATGGCCCCACGTTCGACTACGCGCAGTACAACGTGCTGATGGATATGGGCAAGCACGCCACCTACTACGAACTCACCGATCATTACCCGGTGTGCGTGAAGTGTGGCGACCTGTGCCCCTGCTCTGATCAGTGGTCGGAGTCGCAAGCAGCGGGCGAAATGAAGCGGGCAGAGCGCTACGAAGTCGCCGGCGTCTGCCCTGCCTGCCAGCAGCCGGTGTCATCCCGGCAAAAACACATCACGTTCGACCTGAACGTGGTCAGCCCGATCGGCCCGCCCGTCACATTCCACATGAAGAACAGTTGCTGGCGCTCAGCGATCGACTACGACAAAGCGGTGGCGAAAGCGACGGACACCAAGCCGAAACTCTCGTGCACCGGGCATCTCATCCAGCACCACGACGACAGCTATTCGTGCTCAGAGATGGTCGAGTGCCCGGGATCTGAAATGAGCCACGGCCACTACGCGCGCTGCTACGTGTCCGGCATTGCGTGCAATCACCTCCCATGCATCGAAAGGAACAACCGATGACTCCAAACCCCACCCAAGAAGCACCCACTACCCCCGCTGAGATTGACTTGCAGCGGGGGTTCGCAATTGGCGGCGACTCAGGGCCCCGAATCGTCTACGACATGCCCGAGACGCCGTACCACGCACACCCGGCGCTGTCATCGACTCAGGCGCGACTACTGCTCGACTCGCCCGCCAGATTCCACTACTCGAAGACCCATCCGCAAGGGCACAAGGATGCTTTCGATCTCGGCACGGCGGTGCACACGAAAGTGCTGGGGGTCGGCAGTCAGGCAATCGCCTACCCCGACGAGCATCTGACCCCTTCGGGCATGGTGTCATCGAAGGCCGCAACGATCGAATGGGTCGCCGAGCAGCGCGCGAACGGGCTCATCGTCCTCAGCGCCGACAAGCTCGCCGAGGTGAACGCGATGAGCGAGGCGGTTCTCGCGCATCCCACGGCAAAGATCCTGTTCGAGCAGGACGGCAATTCCGAAGCGTCGATCTTCGCCACGGACCCGGAGACGGGCGTGGAGTTGCGCGCCCGGTTCGACTTCCTGCCGAACCTCGCGAACAACCACCCGATCGCGGTCGACCTCAAGACGACGGGCAAGTCGGCATCCCGTGAAGGGTTCGAGAAGTCGGTCGCATCGTTCGGCTACGACGTGCAGCAGGGTCACTACCTGCCGACGCTCGAGCTTGTGGTCGGACGCGAACTGCCCATGGTGTTCGTCGTCGTGGAGACCGCCGCGCCTCACCTGGTCGCAGTGCACCAACTCGACCAGCTCTGGCACGAGATGGGCATGACGAAGGCCCGCAAGGCTCGCGAAATATTCGCCGAGTGCACCGCGAATAACGAATGGCCCGGATACCCAACGGGCGTTGAACTCATCTCGCCGCCGACGTGGGCGGTCTACCAGCACGAGGAGAAATACGCATGAGAAGTGAGAAGGAAATCCGCGACGCGATCGAGGCACTGGAGGGCGACCGGCAGGCGCTCCTCGACTTGCCGGATGACGCGTTGCATGCACGCCGAATGATCAGCGTGACGAGCCGAATTGATGAACTCAAATGGACACTTGGAGACAAAGAATGAGCGACATCGCCCTACCCAACCAGTCCCGCCCCGCATCCCAGGGAACGGTCATCGAGCAGACACGAGCCGCCGCGGAAGTCGCAGCAGCGGTCAGTGTGGCCCGGAACTTCCCGCGGGCCGCCACTGCTGCCACGGAGCAGATGCGAGAGCTGTGCAGCCGCCTGAGCGTCGCGAATCGTGCTTTCTACGAGGTGCCGAACCGTGGCGCTGGTATGTCGGTGCACATCGCCCGCGAACTCGCCCGAATCTGGGGCAACCTCGACTACGGAGTTCGCGAACTGGGCCGCGACGACGCAAGCGGCATGTCCGAAATGCAGGTGTGGGCGTGGGACGTGGAAGCCAACGTCAGATCCACCCGCTCATTTTTGCAGCCACACGCAAAGTCGCTCAAAGGTGGCAAGCGTCAGGCACTCACCGATCTGAACGACATCTACCTGAACAACCAGAACACCGGCGCTCGCGCGGTCCGGGAGTGCCTGTTCACGGTCCTCCCCGGCTGGTTCATGGCCGACGCCGAAGCGATCCTCCGCAAGACGTTGGAGCACGGCGACGGCAAGCCGATCGAGGAGCGCCGCGCCGACGTGATCAACGCGTTCGTAGGGCTGAATGTCAGCCAGAAGAAACTCGAGACCCGGCTACGCGCCCCGCTCGCGAAATGGTCACCGAGTCACATCGCTGAGCTTGGCCGGGTGTACCAGTCGATCACTCAGGACGGCATCCCCGCCCGCGAATTCTTCCCCGAGGAAGCGGTCGCGGTCATGGCCGCTCCGGCCGTGGCTGAACCATCCGAGTCGCCCGCCGACCCCATGCAGCGCACCCCGGAGGAGCAGGCCGAAGACGCGGTGGCCTCATGAAGCCGCTGAATGAGGTGGTCAGCAACGTCCGTATCAGCTGGAACGGTGGCCGCAACGGCTGGCATTCGTTCTTGATCGGGGCGGCAATCATCCCGCATCGTGACTATTCGGCTGGGAAGCGGCTCGACACGACGCTCCACCTGTACTTGGGCCTGTGGGTGCTCGCTGCAACCGTGAAAACCAAGTACGGCAGGAAAGTCGCATGACCGCCCCCACGATCACAGTCGACCCCGCAACCCTCACCCCGCACGAGGCTGTCAACCTCGCGTCGAAGCTGCTGCAATTCGCGACGCAGGCGAGAGTGACGTGAGGCGCCGAACCATCCTCCCGAAGTCCCCGAAGACCGCCCCGAAGACGTTCACCAATACGGCCCGCGCAAAGCTGCACCGTCGGCAGGGCGCTATGTGCCCGTGGTGCGGTCACGGCCTCGACATCGAAGACATGCACGCCCATCACCGGCTGCTCCGAGGCCAGGGCGGTACCTGGGATCTCGCGAACATCGTCGGGCTTCACGCGGCGTGTCATGACCTGCAGCCGGGGTCGGTGCATCAGGAGCCGGCGAAGGCGTACCGGCTGGGATTCATGATCCGCACGAAGCTGCTCACGCCCGCACAGATACCGATCTACTCGGCGGCAACTGCGGGATGGCTGCTCGCTGACGGCGACCTCTATCAGGACGCGCTGCGGGCCGAAGCTGCCGAACTGATCGCGCTGGCGGGGGTGGCGCCGCGATTGACCGCGCCGCCCTACTCGCCCACATCAAGAAACGCGCGGACGCTCAGGGCTCACTGCCCGCGGCTGCCGTGCTCGACGCGCTCGTGACGGCCATCGTCCGGGGCGACTTCGACAAATCGAAAGGAGGTGAAAGTGGCAAAAACACGGATGCTCAAGCACGACCTGAGAACGTCCGAGAAGGTCGCATCATGGCCGATTGAGATCAGGTTCTTCTGGGTGCTGCTCTGGGGCTACGTAGACGACCACGGCAAGGGAAAGGACAATCCGCTACTCGTCAAGGCCGACTGTTTCCCACTGAACCCCGAGATCACGGCGGAGGTCGTGGACGGGTGGCTGTGGCGACTATCGGCCGAGGATGTCGTGGCGCGATATTCGGCAGGCGGCACGGATTATCTGGCCGTCGTCAACTGGAAAGAGCACCAGAAACCACCGCATCCGACCAAGGATATTCTGCCCGGTCTCAACGATCCAGACTCCACCCGGAGAGAGCTTCATGCACCATGCATGAAGGATGCAGGAAAGGTTCATGCATCACTCACCCATGGGTTGGGTTTAACTGGGTCTGGGTTTGGGTCTGGGTTTGAGCAGGAGTCATCACCTGCGGCGATGGTGAGAGTGAAGCTGAGGCTGTCGGAAATCTTCGATGACGCCTACTCGCACTGGCCGAAGAAGACCGAGCGCAAAGCCGCTTTCGAGAAGTTCGAGACTGCCTCGAAGCGGATGCCACCCGACGAGCTCGCAGCGCACATCATGCGATTCGGTGACGCCTACCTCGCGACCACGGAGAAGAAATACACCCCGGCGCTCGGGGTCTGGATCGGTCATGAGCGATGGACCGACGAACTACCGACGCGCGCCGAGCCTGACCGCAAGCCGACCCGCAGCGACGAGAACCTGGCATACGTCCAGAGCCTCTACCGCGACGACCAACCCGGCCAGATGGAGATCGAACAATGATGACGAAAAAGGAGATCGGCCACCTGCTGCTTCTGGCGAGTGGCCTAGATCGGTTCGTGATCGTCAATGACGTGACCACGGATGCGTGGCTGCGGGCATTGCAGGATGTCGACGTGAACCTCGAGCAGGCCAAACAGGCTTGCGTGAATCACTACACCGGCCCGGATGCTGGTCGCCAGTTCACCGTGGCGCATGTCGTCGCGCTGGTCACGGTCGACAACCGCTCGAACCTGAACGCGATCGAGGCCGACGTGAGATCGGCCAAGGCGCGCGGGCTCATCGAGAAGTCATGGCCGAGCCGCAACCTGCTGCCGCCTGACATCCGTGACGCGCTGTTCACGCTGCGGGAGTTCGAGCGGCGGGCGGCGACTGACCGGCTGGCACTCGATGAGGGCGACGGGGTGCCGGCTGATGTCGGGACCGTGGGGAGGTCGTTGTGACCGACACCCTGGCGAACTTCCTGGACAACGTGACCCGGGCCAGCGCGGAGGCCGAGCGTTTCCCGCCCCTGGATGTCGTCCGCCGTGAGCGGTTCTCGGGCGCCGATCATCGGGCGATGCTCGCGGTCCACGATCTGGAAACTGCGAAGTTCGCGGTGGCTTTGCGCCGGTCGTGGGTGGCTGCGGGCCCAACTTCTGCGGTCATGGCATCCCGTCGGGCTGCCCACGGAATCAACGAGAAAGGAAACCATGACCGCCAGAGTGCTTGAAACCAAGAACGGCCTGAACGAGATCGGCTGCAACGACTGCCCGGAGTTCGCGGATGTCGCGCGGGGCCAGTCGTCAACGATCGACGCATGTCGCCATCACGACCGCTGTTTCCACCCGCAGATCGGCAATGCGAAGGGCGGGCCGAAGACTCGGAGTCTCACGGATGCGGGCTGGCTGGCCTCAGTACGCCCGCCAGCCGCGTAGCAGCACAAAAGCACACGAGTGCCCGCCCTGACAATTTGAGCGCGTCAGTCGGGCGCACAGCGATTCACAACGAACAAGAAACGAGCACCTAAATGGCCGCCGACTACACCCCCAAGCTCGGAACGATCCTGATTCCCGGCACCCCCGAGTACGACGCCGCAGTCGCAAAAATCCAGGCTGCCGCGAACACGATCACCAACAACGAAAAGAGCATCTAGATCATGGCAATCATCAAGATTCAGGGCACCGTCGGCAGCATCTTTCAGGACGGCAAGTGCGTGAAGCTCATCGAGAAATCGACCAGCGGTGACAAGGAATACACGAGCCGGTACACGGCGTGGTTCGACCAGTCGCCGGGGCTGTCCGAGGGCGATCACGTCAACGTCTCCGGCTTCTTTTCTGTCAAGCAGGGCAAGCCGTGGCAGGACCGCGACGGTAACGAACGCCAGTCCATCGACGTGAACGTGAACAAGGCGCGAGTCGACACGGGCAAGGGTGAGGAATCGCAGCAGAACACGCAGCAGAGCACGCAGCAGTCGCCGCCCGCGGATGACCCGTGGCCCGCGACTCAGCCCGCATCGAGCCCCGCGACTGAGCCCGACTGGATCTCCCAGTCCACGCCTTTCTAGCCCATGACCACCGAATGGCGTTCCAAAGCCAACTGTCTCGGCACCGACCCGGAGCTGTTCTTCCCGACCGACAGTCGGGCTGAGAATCGCCTGGAAGTCGCCGACATCTGCGGCAACTGCACCGTTTCGGCCGAGTGTCGGGGATTCGCAGACCAGAGTCAGCCGACCCGCGCTCACGGAATCTGGGGCGGGTTGAGCGTGGAGGAAAGAAAGCGATTGAGAGAGACGAAAGGGACAGCATGACCATCACCAGCTATGACGATTTCCTGAGAGAGAAAGTCAACTTCGATAAGTCGTTCGGGTTCGAGATCGACCGCGACGAGATCGTTCAGGTATCAACTAGCGATTCAGTTAACTGCCTGATCGGCGATAGAATTAGAGCGACCCCAAACCGAGTGCTTCAACACTCGCCGGGGCCTAACCCTGAATCAATTCGACTTGATTGGAGGGCTACCGTGAATGGTACCCGAAACGACATCCCCGCCCCTCGATTAAACAACAGTGGGCGGCAGAAGAACCCTCTCGATTCCGACCGCTACGGGCGGTTGGCCGTTGTGGAATCCGTTGTGGGCGGCTGGCTTTGCAAGTGTGATTGCGGGAGCGCCGTGATCGTCACGGGATGGCGACTCCAGAACGGCAAAGTCGTCTCGTGCGGATGCTTTCATCGCGAGCGTCAGCATGAAACAGCCCGGACCCACGGCATGAAAAACACGCAGGTCTACACCGCCTGGATCAACATGCGCCAGCGGTGCTCGAATCAGAACAGGCCAGATTGGGCCAACTATGGCGGGCGCGGCATTCGAGTATGCACGGCTTGGCAAGATTCGTTCGAAGCCTTCCTGGCCGACATGGGCGAGCCCAAAACGGGTGAGTCAATCGACCGTATCGACGCCAATGGGAACTACGAGCTGGGCAACTGCCGATGGGCAACGGCTACCCAGCAATCCCGAAATAAGCGGTCAAATCGGATGCTCACAATCAACGGTGAGGCACGAACGCTAGTCGAGTGGTGTGAGCTGCGCGACGTTCCATATTTTACGGCACATGCCCGACTAAGGCGCGGCGCGACAGCAGAAGAGGCCATCGCATGAAGTCCATCGACTATGAAGACTTCCTCAGGGAGAAAGTCAATTTTGATCGATCGTTCGGGTTCGAAATCACGGAGTCCGAGATGAACCCGATCCTCTTTCCGCATCAGAAAATGATCGTTCAGTGGGCCGTAAAGGGCGGCCGGCGTGCGATCTTTGCAGCATTCGGCCTGGGCAAGTCGTTCATGCAGATCGAGACGCTGCGGCTGATCACGAAGCACAAGGGCGGCCGGGCCCTGATCGTCGCGCCCCTCGGGATGCGGCACGAGTTCATCGGTGACGGCGCCAAGCTCGGCGTTGACGTGACGTTCATCAAGACGGCGGCGTTCGGACTGCCTGAGACGGGCATGTTTGTCACCAACTACGAGAGCGTGCGTGACGGCAAGATCGACCCGAACCTGTTCACGGCGACCAGCCTGGACGAGGCTAGCGTGCTGCGCGACTACGGGAGCAAGACGTTTCAGACGTTCCTGCAGCTGTTCAAGGACATCGCGTTTCGGTTCGTGGCTACGGCGACCCCGAGCCCAAACCGGTTCAAGGAGCTGTCGCACTACGCGGCCTACCTCGGCATCATGGACTCGGGGCAGATCCTCACCCGGTTCTTCCAACGCGATTCATCTTCGGCCGGCAACCTGACCCTGCACCCGCACAAGGAGCGCGAGTTCTGGCTTTGGCTGAACACCTGGGCGTGCTTCATCCAGAAGCCCAGCGACCTCGGCTACTCGGATGACGGTTACGAGCTGCCCGAGCTCGACGTGCGATTCCACCGTGTCGAGATCAAGGGCGGCGAGGTGCGCATGGACGGCGACGGGCAGGCGGTTCTGTTCGCGAACGGCGCGCTGGGACTATCGGGAGCCGCGACCGAGAAGCGAAACAGTCTCTCGGCGCGGATCGAGAAGCTGGCCGAGCTGGTCGACGAATCGCCGGATGATCATTTCGTGCTCTGGCACACGTTGGAGGATGAGCGCCGCGCGATCAAGAAAGCCGTTCCCGAGGCCGTCGAAGTGTTCGGCGCGCTGGACTTGGACGAGCGTGAAGAGCGGGTCGTGAAGTTCTCGAACGGTGAGTCGCGGATACTCGCGACGAAGCCGAGTCTTTCCGGGTCGGGGTCGAACTTCCAGCGTCATTGCCACCGGGCCATTTACGCCGGGATCGACTTCAAGTTCAACGACTTCATTCAGTCGGTCCACCGCTTGCACCGATTCCTACAGAAGGAGCAGGTGCGCATCGATGTGATCCTGGCCGAGTCCGAAGAGTCTGTGATCGAGATCCTGCTGGCCAAGTGGGAGCAGCACAAAAAGCTGACCTCGAGCATGAGTGACATTCTGCGGGAGTTCGGCCTGGACGCTGGCGCGATCTCGCAGGCGCTCACCCGCTCGATGGGTGTTGAACGTGTTGAGGTCGCCGGCGAGGGCTGGCAGTTCGCGCTGAACGATTGCGTTCTCGAGACTCGGGACCACATGGAGACCGATTCGGTGGACATGATCCTGTCAAGCATCCCGTTCGGCACCCAGTATGAGTACTCGCCCAGCTACAACGACTTCGGTCACACGGATGACAACCTCCATTTCTGGGAACAGATGGACTACCTGACGCCGAATCTGCTGCGGGTGCTCAAGCCGGGCCGAGTCGCCGCCATCCACGTGAAGGACCGCATCCTGTTCGGCAACGTCATGGGCACCGGCAACCCGACCGTAGAGCCGTTCCACGCGGAGACGCTGGCCCACTTCCGCAAGCACGGGTTCGACTACCTGGGCATGCACACCATCGTTACCGACGTGGTGCGCGAGAACAACCAGACCTACCGCCTCGGCTACACGAAGATGCGCGCTGACGCATCAAGTATGGGCATGGGGATGCCGGAATACGTGCTGCTGTTCCGCAAGCCGCAGACGGACCGGTCGAAGGGCTGGGGCGACGTGCGGGTGACGAAGGACATTTACGATCCGACGAAGCCGGTGAGCTGGGAGGATGACGAGCCTGAGGCTGAGACGCCGCCGAACAACCCGGTCGATGGGTACTCGCTGGCACGCTGGCAGATCGACGCGCACGCGTTCTGGCGCTCGTCGGGTGACCGGCACCTCACCCCTGAGGAGCTGTCGCAGCTCAAGCCTGAGGACATGTCGCGGCTGTTCACGGCGCAGACGGCCAATAGCGTCTATGACTACGAGAGCCACGTCAAGACCGGCGAGCTGCTGGCCGGTCGAAAGCGGCTGCCGTCGACGTTCATGTCACTCGCCCCGGCGTCCTGGCATCCCGATGTGTGGCACGACGTCAACCGCATGCTCACCCTGAACGGTGAGCAGTCGCGGCGAAACCTCGTCATGCACACGTGCCCGCTGCAGTTCGACATCGTGGACAGGCTCATCACCGAGAAGAGCAACCCGGGCGATCTGATCTACGACCCGTTCGGCGGGCTGGGAACGGTCCCGCTGCGGGCGCTCAAGCTTGGGCGTCGCGGCCGTGCTGCCGAGCTGAACCCGGTCAGCTACTACGACGGAGTGAAGTACCTCGAAGCCGAATCGGCCGAACAGGACATGCCGACGTTGTTCGACCTGATCGACCTTGCTCAAGATGATGCCGCATGACTATTTCGGGTAGCGACGCAGAAACCGCAGGATGGCGTCTGTCACGGTCTCACCGCGTCTCTCCGCTTCCGCTTGCGCAGCTTTCCAAACGTCATCTGGAACTCGCACGGAGCGGGGCGGGGTGTGCGATGTCTTCATGCGAGCTCCAATTCCGCGAGGCGATCGGAGAACCACATGCTGATGGCGTCGTGCATGTCGGTTCCCCAGTGCTTGTCAATCTGGAATTCGGCGGCGCGCACGAGCTCGGCGCTTTCAGCTCGGTTATAGGCGCGGTTCATGAGGGGATCTTCGCCGAGTGCGCGGGCTATTCGGTTGAGGGTGTTTGTGATTTTCGACATGCCTCAACCCTAGTGCGCGTAAATACACGTGTCAATACACGGGGAACGCTATTTGACCTGATCGACATCGAGGCGGAGTCAGAGACTGTAGCCGTCTAACCCACCCCCGCTATTCACCCTGTAGCGCGCACTACCCAGGCACCTATCGACCGGTAGGGGCCGTTTTTTATGCCCGGCGCCATGAACGAGAGAGACGAAATGACGAATACGAAACACGAAACGACCGACTACGAAACCATCTACAACGATGCCCGCAAGGCTGAGCGAGTCAAGCACACCGCGGACTGGTGGACAGATGAAACTCTGACCGCTGCCGGTCTCGCTGCTGTAGTGACGTCAGCGAAACGGGAGGCGCTGGCCGATCTCCTCGTGCAGTTCCCGTCTCATGGGCTGCTCGGATTCAAGGCGCTTATCGAGAAGCGACTCAGTGAAATCGAGGCCACCCAGTGAGCCGCATCCGCACCACGAAGCAGGCCCGCGAGTGCCGCCGACTCGCCAAGCATGACGCCGTGAAGCGTGAATGGCTCGCCCTGATCGCTGACCAGGTTCCCGATCAGCTGGCTTTCTGGGCGACCAAAGACGAGGGCTTCGAGCCCGCTCAGGCATTCCTCACCAAGCGGGCAGAGATGAAGCGGGGCGAGTCGTGACCCCGAAGCGGGTCCAGCGCCTGCGGTCGAAGGGCTGGCAGAAACCGGCAGGGGCGGTCTACGTCGGCCGCCCTGGCAAGTGGGGCAACCCGTTCGCCGCGAAGATCAAGGCCGACCACCACGGCCCGGGCGGTGAGGCGGGGCAGGCCACGATGACCCGCCAGATGCTCGTGGATGAGTTCCGCGAGTGGCTAATGACGCCCACGACGATCTGGAAGAACCGGCCCGAGTCCGCGTGTGGTGACACCGCTCGCACGTCGCTGATGGGCGTGCCATTCGCCGGCCGTCCGACCATCTCAGAGATTCGGGCCGCACTCGCCGGGAAAGACCTCATGTGCTGGTGCCCGATAGGTCAGCCGTGCCATGCCGATGTCCTACTCGAAATAGCGGCGGGACGGGGCAACTCGTGAGGGTGCATCGCCTGGTAATCGACTCGTGGCCCACCCCGGACGGGAAGCCGTTCAAGGATCAGCCCGAGGAAGTGTGGCAGGCGGCGGTCGAGCACTACTGCGGTGGCGGTGAGGGTGCGTGGCCGTCATGGCTGCCGGAGTCGCTCGACATCACGGAGTGGATGCCAGACGAGGGCGACTACGGAACTCAACTCCCCGAGAAAACGGGTGATCCGATCGGCGAATACAGCGAGCTGGTCATGGTTGTTCCGCGCGCACCCCGCCGAAAGTTCTATTTCGTGGAGTCGGCGGCCCAGAAGGTGCTGGCAGACCTTGCGGAGTGGGGCGTCGTGGGGCACATCGAAACATCCAATCCGGTCGAGTGGCCGACAGACGAGAGAGAGCAGGAACCCAATGAGCACTGAGCAACGAGACAAGGACCTGACCGAGCGTCGTGCCGTGCGTTATCCGAACCGCTGCAACCCGAACACCGAGTTCACGCTCGGGTGGGATGCCGGTCACGCGGCGATCGACAGTACCGACCCGGAACGGTTGCGGGCGGTGCGCATGATCCACCAGAAGGAGCAGTTCGGCGACTGCGTTGAGGATGGCGAGCGGTTCCCGTGCAAGACGATTCAGGTGCTCGATTGGGTGCCCGCAGAGAAGGTGATGGGCGATGAGTGAAGCACTGAACGAAGCGGTCAAGGCGTACGACGACCCGATGCGCGCGAGCGGCACCAACATCGGGTACCGGGCGCTGAAGGTCGAAGGGTTCGAGGCGGGCTGGGATGCGGCGGCAACTCACAAAGATTCCTTGTCGGTTGGCGAGACGCGCATGAATTCCGGCGCGAGCATCAAAGATTCGGTGCAGCGAATCTCGATCGATCTACTGGCGATCGCGGAGGCTCAGGCGGTCAAGGCCGTTGACCTGTTGGCGACTGCGGTGGCCGAGGTCGCCCGCCTGACCAATGAGAGCGACCAGCGGCGGGTGAGGGTGCGGGAGCTGCTGCTGGAACGTGATCATCTCGTGCGGTCGCTGCAAGCGGTCAACGCGGTGGTGGCGGCGAGCGTGCTGGATGGTGTCGTGTCGGTGCTCGCAACCGACCGCGCTGAGGGGTCGACGTTCGAGCGCATCTTTGGCCCTGCCGAAGCTGACCGGGCGTCGCGGCACATTGAGGGCTGGCTGAAAAAGCGGGCCGACGAGTACCGAGCGCAAACCCGTGAATCCGCCGCGCAGTCCCTGGCCCTCAAGGCTCAGAGCGACTTCTACGCCGCGAACCCGATGGACGAGGGGGTGGGCGAGTAATGCCGAGCGTCAAGATCGTTCGCACGCGTACTTCCGGGAGGTGCGATCGGGAGTTTTTTCACCCCAACGTGATCAGCCCCGGCGACCGCATTCGAGTCACCACGTACTTCAAGAGCGACGAGGAGGTGCGCCACTTCGGCGTGGCCCCGTTCACGCGTTCGCGCACCTGTAAATGGTGTCTCGAAGAGGACGAAGCGCGAGAGGCGGCGCGCGCAGCACCGCAGACCGGGCCGCACGCGCCGTGCTGCTCATCGCACGGTGTGGACATGGACTGCGAGACGTACCGGCGCACTCATTTTGTCGAGACGGGCCCGTGCTGCCACGAATCGGCTACCCCTGAGTCGCCCGCAACATCAGGGGGCGAGTCGTGAGCGCGGTAACTGGGCAGTGTCCCGTAACGCACCCGAACATCGACGGCGGCGCGGCATGTCGTTACCTAGCTGGACACGAAGACGTGGGCATTCCGCACACCACCCAGAGCGGGACGTGGTGGCACGAATGGGACCTCGCAAAGCCCCAGTCACCACCTCCCACCCCAACCCCCACGAAGGAGACGAGCACTGATGACGATTCTTGAGAAAGTCGACGGCGTTGATTGGCTCATGGGCCTCGACGACGGCAGCACGATGTACGCGTTCACTGGGGTCGGACACTCGGATGCAGACCTGATCGAGACGGTGCGTGCGCTGGAAGATGACGACGACCTGCACGGCATGTTTTTGGACGTGACCGAGGGCACCTGGGGATGGTCGCCGCGATTCAAGCACTGCTCAAACCACGATGACGGCTGGGGCTGCGACAACGAAGGCGAGTGGCACCGGCACTACAGCGTCAACTACGGCCATGACCCCGTTACCGGTGTCACCGTGCGCAACTTCGAGCCGATGCGCGCAGGAGAGCGACCGGGCGAGCGGGTTATTCCGATCCCGGCACCACCAACCCACACAACGGCCGCAACGGTCGCAAACGAAGGAAGCGGCAATGGCTGAACACGGCATTACGACCAAAGACGAGATGGTGCGCGAGCGTCCCGGCACCGTGGCGACTTGCACGTGCGGGTGGCGCAGTGCGTGGGGTGTCCAAGACGGATCGGCGGAGTCCGACGCGCACGATCACCAGATGCAGCACGACCCGGAGGCCCGCGCCCGGCACGAAAAACGCATGGCGGAGTGGCGAGCCGAGAACGCCGCACGGATCGCAGCGCGGGCGACGGTGATTCAACCCAAGGCGACCGAGCACTATCACGGCTGCTCCTGCCATCTCAGCGCACCGTGCGGAGCCTGCGAGAACTGCAAGCACCCGGCTGGCGACTTCGCCGACGAATGCCCGAACGACTGCCAGGACTGCGACACCGAGCATGACTACTAACCCCACCCACACAACGGCCGTAGAGGCCAGAGACGAGCAGGACGCATGAGCAAGAAGCAAATCTGGTTGAGCGTCGAAACCGAGTTCATCGGCGCGACCGGCTGCAACACCGTCCGCGAAATGGCCGAGCTGGCCCACGCGGACACCGACGTGATGGATGCCCTCGAATTCGAGTACCCGACCCCGACCGTGGACGACGTGGAGAGCCGCCTGTTCGGGATGGGCGTGACCGGGACAATGATCGCGGCGGCCCGGGTACGGCAGGAAAAGTGGGACATGGCGCACACGTGGTCGTGCAACCTGGACGACAAACCCGGGCGCGGCTACTGCAAGGTACTGGGGGTGTCGCTGTGAGCAACACGGAACTGATCGCAAGATTGCGCTCTCACAGTGACTGGGAGGATAACGGCGAGCTGCTCCACGAAGCCGCCGACGCCGTCGAATTCGCCAACAAGGCGCTTGACGAGATCAACGACCGCATCACCGACGAGGCCTACGAAAACCCCAGTTCAGCACTCGAGAGTATCCAGACGACGCTCGAAGAGACTGGCCGCGAGATTCGGACCGGCGACGATGAGTAACCGGGCGGAACTGATCGCAGAGGGTCGCCGCATCGCGGCCCTCTGTCCCAAATCGGATGCTAGCCGGGCGTTCACCGGACTCTGTGACGCCCTCGAAGCCGCTGAGTCGCCGACCACTGTTGAGTGGGGGGTGCGGATCACGACAGTGGGCCACGACACCTTGCATGCATCCAAGGAGTCAGCCGAGGCCGACGTGGAGTTCTGGAAAAACCGGATCGAGCCTGATCCGAATGCGACAAAGTTTCCCAGAGCACTCATCATGAGAATCGCGGCAACCGAATGGGAAGTGGTCGCGTCATGACCACCGCACGGGATGAGCTGCGAGGCGTCGTCGGCAACGTCCTGGTCAACGCGAGCAACTTCCCCGCGAAGGCCGCCCCTCATCTTCTCGGCCGGGACATGGGGCCACTGATCGACAAGACGGCCGACGAGCTGATTCTGGCGGGCTACGTCAAGCCCACCGGCACCACGACCGTATCCCAGCAGTGCGATTTCGGCGGCGTTGCTGGATGGGGACCGTGCCAAAAGGTCGACTGCACGAACCCGCGCCGCACGGTCACGACGACGATCATGACGGAGACACGGTGAGCGCCCGCGACGACCTCGCTGAGATGGTCGACCCGCACGCTTTCGACAAGGACGCGTGGGTCGATAAGGACGAGAACCAGCGGCAGCGGCGGATGGCACGTGCTGGCATCAGGGCTGACGTGATCATCGCGGCGGGCTGGTCTCGTGGGTAGGGCGGTCGGTGCATGGCTGACCATCGCCGTGATCCTGCTCGCTGCGTCCCTGCTGGTGCTCACGTGAAGGCAATCGAGGGCCCGCCGCAGTCGCCACCCCCGCAGATCAAGCTCACCGCCCTAGTAGGTGGCGGGTATGAGATCCGCATTCACGAGGCCGACCTTGCCGAACTGGGCAGGGCCGGTCTTGAAGCTCAAGTCGCCGCGCTGGGATTCAGTCCCGGCGACTTGGGTGCAGGAGAGTATTTCCCGTTTAGGCAGCGCTGGGTGATCCCGGTGCGGAAAAGTGAGACCGAATGACCGTCAACCGCATCAACAAGAAGCTCTACAACTGGGCATCCATCCTCGAAGACAACACCCGCGAGCAGGCCGAGCGCGCATCCACAATGCCGTTCATCTTCCCGCACCTGGCGCTCATGCCGGACGCTCACCTCGGCAAGGGCGCGACCGTCGGCAGCGTGATCCCAACGCTCGGCGCCATCATCCCCGCGGCCGTCGGCGTGGACATCGGATGCGGCATGATCGCCGTGCGCACCCAGTTCACCGCGGACGACATCAAGGCGAGCGCGCTGCCTTTGAGCGACCTGCGCGAGAACGTGGAACGCTCGGTTCCGTTGTCGGCCGGGAAGTACAACGGCAGCGTCACGGATTCAGCGAAGCGGCGCATCTTCGACCTCGAGGTGCTGGCCAACCGTGCCGGGTTCAATCCTGCCGACCGTTCACCAAACTGGCACATGCAGCTCGGCTCGCTCGGATCCGGGAACCACTTCATCGAAGTCTCACTCGATGAGGAAGACCGGGTATGGCTGTTCCTCCACTCCGGGTCTCGTGGGGTCGGCAACAAGATCGCCCAGGCGCACATCAAGGTCGCTCAGGCCTACTGCGCGAAGAACTGGATCGTGCTCCCCGACCCGGATCTCGCCTACCTCGTGGAGGGCACGCCGGAGTTCGACCGCTACATTGCTGAATTGAAATGGGCTCAGGAGTTCGCACTGCTCAACCGTGAGGAGATGATGGACCGCCTGATGGACCAGTTCGAGCGGTGGATCGGCGGCGAAATTGTCGAGTCGGAGCGTGTCAACTGCCACCACAACTACACGACCCGCGAGCGCCACTACGGCAAGGACGTCTATCTGTCCCGCAAGGGCGCGATCGACGCAGGCAAGGGCACGGCAGGACTGGTGCCCGGATCGATGGGCACCCGCAGCTACGTGGTCGAGGGCAAGGGCAACGCGCTCTCGCTGAACTCGTCACCCCATGGAGCCGGCCGCGAGTACTCCCGCTCTGCCGCACGCAAGACGTTCACCCGTGAGCAGTTGGATGCGGCCATGGAGGGCATCGAGTGGCGGCACACTGATGCGTTCCTCGACGAGATCCCCGGTGCCTACAAGGACATCGACGTCGTGATGGAAGACGCCCAAGACCTTGTGGAAATCAAGCACACTCTCCGACAGATCCTGAACGTGAAAGGCGACTGAGAATGAATAGCAAATTTCACACCGTAACGGTGATCACGAAGCTGGACGATGAGGAAACGGAAGACGAACGCCGCGTGGTCGACACGGTGACATTTGCCTGTACTGCACCGGCCGACGCTGAGTGCCGCAGCTACCCCAACTGCGACTGCGAATGGTTCAACTGGAACGATGCAAGAACTCACGATGGAGAAGGCCACGCTCGTGTCAGTGGCCGTGAGTGCTCTCTTCAGGGGTGGTTTGACAACGGAAACGCGGTCTATGAGGGCGACGACTCCGACGACATGCGCGACGACTACGTTCCCGCGATCGATCGAACCGGGCACATCACAACTTCATGGATGGACGAATGGCCGCAATGGGAATGGGCCACTGAGGAGGTCGCAGCATGAGCGCCGTGATCGCTGTCATCGTCGGCAGCTTGGCCATGCTCGGGCTAATTGTCTGGGTCGTGCTGGTGATGTGGGCCGCCACGGACGGGAGTCTCGATGCCAAATTCGGGAATCGCGACAACGACGGATATGTCGGGATTCGCCGTGCGTTCTACGAGATCGGATTCAAGCGTGCCAGTGATCGGGAATCGCTGGTCAAAGAGCGCAACGAACGGCGGCGCGCATGAGTCGCCACAAGGACCAGCCCGAGGACGTAGCATCTGTGACCGTGCAGACCTCAAGGAAACCCCTGGTCGACGTCCTCGACGTGCAGCTGTGGGTTTCGATGCTCGGCGGAATGTACATGGTGATCGGGTTGCAGATGATCGCGCCCATCCCGCCGTTGATGCCGCTCTGCTGGATGGCGATTGCTGTCGGTATTCAGGTCGGGTCGAATCTGATTGCACGGAAACGCAAGGGGAAGAAATGACCGAACCGAAAACCTTCAACGTCCTGATCAGCGAACTGACTCAGGACCACCCGGTGATCCTCGAACGGGACGCCGGCACAGCGGTTGCGACCGTCCCCGGTCTGCTGGAGCAGTTGCGCGCGGCGATCTTCTCCGGTGGCGAGGGTGGCGGTGCGATCGGTGGCGGCCCGAAGTTGCCGATGGATGCTGCGGCCGTCGACCTGCTCGAAGAAATCACGGACCAGGCAACCGCCGTACTCGCTGCCAGAACGAACACGCCGACCCCATACGGCACGGCTGAGCATTACGTGAGGCTGTGGGCCGGGCAGACCGACGACCTGACCGCGTACGTCCTCGAGGTGAAGGCGACGAACCTCGACCGGGTACCTGCCGTGTACCTCGAACGGCGCGAATACTCAGCGGTGCAGCTCGCCGCGGAATGGGTACGCCGTATCGAGGACTTCTTCAACCCGGCCAAGACGCGCGAGATCCCGAACGCCTGCCCTGAGTGTGGCGAGCGGTACGTGCTGCGCGTGGTCGACGGCGAAGAGAAGCGATCCTCGACGCTCAAGATCACCCTGGATCGGGAGACGGGCCGGTCTGTTGGGGCGAAATGTGGGGCGTGCAAGTTCTTGTGGTTGCCCGAGGAGTTCGTGGAACTCGCGGCCCGGTTGGGGTATTCGGCGGCCGACGATGGGGCCGAGGATGTTGGGGTTGAAGTGGAGGCAAAAAGCGGCTAGTCTGAGCGTGCTGGCCAGAACTCTAACAGAGACTCGCTGGCATTTTTCGATTCAGGCCGTCACGTCCCCCCACGTGGCGGCCTTTTTCGTTCCCTTTTCGGTCCACCCCCGACACTCACCAGCCTCATCATGGGCATCTGCGGGCGAGTCGCGGCCGAATCACTCTTGCAGGGCTACATGCCCGTCATGCCGGTTAGCTCACCGTGTGCAGGTAGAACGAGCTGGCGGCGACTGCCGTAGTCGCCGCCTCCAATCACTTGCCACTCAAACCCAACCGGAATGAGCCGTTCACCGCTGCTCGGCGGTGGCAAGGCAGCGAGCATAAACAGTCGACGTAAGGCTGGCTCACACGTACTGGTTGTCCCGCAGACGCATACGGGGCTCATTGTGGAATAGAGAAGTTCGGTCATCTCATGGGTTTCATACGCCTAAGATCGCGGGTTCAAATCCCGCCTCCGCAACGACACCGCAAGGTGCTATCGAGGGAAGCCCATCCCGCATCGCGAACCGGGCCTGCAGCATCTACGGATGCCGCCTTGCCAGTGCCGGGGTGTCCTACGGGATGCCCTGGCAACTGTGCGAAGACATATGGCGTGGATGGTTCAGATAGTGCTGACAATGCATGGTCGGCATGATGATTCAGTGAAGTTCAATTCTTCACGACGCCTCGCAGTTCTTGAGCGGCATAGCTCAAGGTAATGGGTTCCTTATGCCGGGACCAGAGCCGGGACAGATCGGCAAACCTCTCCCCTTGGCCCCGCCGCCAATCATTGTCATTCGAGCGGGGAAACAGGCTGACGAACCACCGTCTGCTCGCGGGCGTGAAAGCCACGGCGAGAGTCCACGGGTACCGAATGGCAGCCAGCGCAGACCACGCTGTTATCGCTGCCCCGTGGTGGACACCCCAAAACTTGCGTGGCCCTCGACGGCACGCGGCTCATCACTGGTGCACTGGTGTTGAGTGTCAACTGGCGCGAAGACCCGGCAGGGTTGCCAGCCACCGCCGTCCACTTTCGATCAATCACCGCGCAACCAATTCGCCCCCTGAATCATTGGGATGCAGGCGACTTGAGCGCAAATCGGAACTTACCAGTCAAGCAAATGAGGGGCACATCATCGACGTTTCAGCCATTGCTCAGGTCTGCCACGAGGCGAACCGTGCCATCCAGACCGTGACCGGCGACCCTGTACCGTCTCCCGCATGGGCTGACGCGCCCGAGTGGCAGCGTGCGTCCGCGATCGAAGGCGTGCAGAAAGCCCTTGATGGCGAGACCGCCGAGCAGCTGCACGAATCCTGGTGCGTGTTCAAGGAGAACGACGGCTGGATCTGGGGCGAGCTCAAGGACGCAGATGCAAAGACGCACCCGTGCCTGATCGAGTACGACAGCCTCCCGCCCGAACAGCGCGCCAAAGACCACGTGTTCGCTGCGATCGTGGCCGCGCTTGACGATGGGGAGCGCAAGGCATGAAGCCGACCATCGGGCGAATTGTTCACTACCAGAGCTACGGCACCCCGGGCGGCGAGTTCCTGCCCCTGCCTCGTGCTGCCATCGTCACGGCCGTCACCTCAGATGGAGAGTTCCCCGCCGCATCGCTGTGCATCCTGAACCCCATCGGAATGTTCTTCAACGAGGACGTGCCGTTCAGCGAAGAGCCCGCGCCCGGCTGCTGGAACTGGCCCCCGCGCGTCTGAGTCGCCCAAGCTTCCCACCCTGCAGTTACCAACACCAAGGAGTAATCATGACCGCTATTACCGTCACCCCAACGCCGAGCATTGGGCGAATCGTCCAGTTCCGCATCACCGAGCAGAACGCCAAGCAGATCAACTCCCAGCGCACGCAGGCGGGACACGCGACCAAGACCGGCAATGTTGCCCGTGAAGGCGATGTCTACCCGCTCCTGATCGTGCGCGTCTGGGGCGGCGACCTCGTGAACGGTCAGCTGTTCCTCGACGGCAACGACAGCCTCTGGATCACCAGCCAGCCCCCGGCGAAGGAACACGGCCAGATCGGCGCGTGGTTCTGGCCTGAGCGCGTCTAAGTCGCCCCCAACTCTTCCCGCCCATCGTGTGAACGCCGCCTCTTTCCTGCTTTCTCACGGCAAAGGGCCCCGCACCTTGGATCCCCTGCACGGATGGGTGGGACCTACTTGAAAGGCCAGGATGCGCGAGTCTTGCAGTTGCGGTGCGTTCATCCAGTCCATGCGCTACTCACGCGTCAAGGAATGGCGCTCAGGACACCGGCACGACCCCGCCAAGACCGACGCTCCCGAGCCTGACAAACAGGGCTCACAGGCGAGCACGGAGCTTTCGTGGCAAGACCCTCGCGGCATCGTTCAGGCCCGCATCGGATTCAGCATGGAGGCGCACTGATGGCAAACCCCCGCGAGTGCCCCGAGTGCGGCAACCGCTACCCGGTGATCACACTTGCCAGGATCTGCTCGCACCGGCCGCAGACTCAGCCGTGAAAGGCTTTCGCGTCACCTACGAATCCGAACGCCTACCGAGCAAGGATCAGCGGCGACTCGCCAAGCGTGACCTCAAGCGAGGCCGCGAACCACAGTCGCAGTACAGGACAGGGCGGTTCTGGAATGACTAACCAATGAGCAAGGGTAACCGGGACCACCGTGGCCGACTGCACTCCACTAAGCGCTGCCCTGACTCACAAGCCGGCGGATGCAGCTACTGCGTCACCGGCGACCAGAAACGGGCTGCACGGCGCAAGGATCGCCACGACGAGCGCCTGAGTCGCCAGTGACCCCCGCTGAGCTTGAGGAAGCGTACGCCGTGCAGGATGACGGCGAACGGGTGGTTGAGGAGTGCTGACTACTTGCCGTCCTTGATCTGGTAGATGCGCATGCGGCTCATGCCGGTCACGTGAGAGAGTTCGCTCGGCGTGGCACCCAGCCGCAGCATGTGGCGAATTAGTTTATTTCGGCTCTTGGCCACATCCGCGAGTTCCGCGTTTAGCTCGGCCGCTTTTTCAGCGAATTCGGCAATCAGCACGGCATGTTTCTCTGAGATCATGTTTTGATTATAACGGACTTGCGCCATTATGAAAATGCCCTTACGCTTGAGACATGACAACGACACAGGCCACCAAGACTCGCCGCCCTCTCCTGATCACCTTCCGCGTCAACAACAAGGGCGCACGCTACGCCACCCACGTCGACATCTACGGCCGCGACGCACGACTCATGACCGACGTCGCAGACGACATGATCGCAGCCGGAACCGCCATCGAGGTCGCCGCATGAGCGCCGAGAGCCAAGAGGCCAAGGTGGCCGCGTACATCAAGCGTGTGGTCGACGCTGCACCGCCGCTCAGTGCCAGCCAAAAGGATCTGATCCGCGGAATATTCGCTGACACTGAGTCGCGGATGCCCGTGCAGGAATCCGAATCCGATGCGAACATGAGCGACTTGTCCGAGGTGATCAGCGATGGCGAAGGCAAGTGATCTGCAAGCGCGGGCGCAGTCGATCGTTACCGCGGCATCCGAGAAGCTGGCACCTCTCCACTTCCTCAAGGTATCGGCCGCGGCCATGAGTCGCGAAGACGTCGACGCCCTCGCAGTCGCCTATCTGTACGGGCAGGTCAAGGGCCGAAAGCGCCGCGAGACACTGAATGTCGAGCGAGACGCAGAGACCCGCACCGTGGAGCCCAACTGGGGAACGAACAGGTGGGGCGTCTGGGCGGCAGTGCCTGAGAATGCTGAGCGTGCCGAGAAGACCCGACAGTATCAATCAGAAGCGCAAGCCACTCGCGACCACTACCGGCGAGAGTCGGATAAGGGGCTGACCGCGATCATCGGCACGTTCATGAGGGAAGTCCGAACACAGTGGACGGCCGAACTCCTGGAATCGAAGTTCGCCCTAGGTGACGGCACCGAGACGCGCTGGGGTGAAGCCACCCGGGAAGATCACGCCTACCGAATCGGGATGCACAAGCGCAATGCAGTCGCCGGGATCGAAGGCGCTGCGCGGCATCAGCAAGCGATCGAGGCAATCGACGCGGCCGGATGCCGAACCCTGAACGAGTCCCTAAAGGTCGCCGCCTAATGTCCACCCTCTCCCAGCGCCGGTCACTCTCCAAGGCAGGGGCACGCGCCATTGACGCCCGTATCGCCGAAGCTAACGCCGCAATCGCCGCGCAGAAAGCCGAAGTCGCCGCCGCTCACCGCGCCAATCAGGCAGCCAAGTATGCGCCGGTTGCGTTCACCGAGGCCGAGTTGCAGGCCGCTCGCCTGATCCGCAAGGGCAGGTCGTGGTTCACCGTCGTCAGGGTCAACGTGAAGAGCGTCACCGTTGAAGACTTCGGCCGCTTCACCATGCTCGTGCCGCGTGACAAGGTGCTGGAGGTGCGCTCGTGACCCGCACCGAACTCGCCGCCCTCTTCGCCGCGTACGTCACAGCCGAGGATCGCCAGCGCGATGCCGCTGCCGCCCGGTTCGGCTCGCTCACTCCGTCATCGTCCACTCGCGCTGAATTCCGCGCGTCGACCCGAGCAGCACTCGCCGCGCATGCCGCCATGAATGACGCGATCCGCGCGCTGGATATTCCCGCATGACCGACGAAGAGCTGGCCGCCAAGGTTGCCGCCGACACGGACAGTCGACGCGCTACGGAATTGATGATGAAGGTCATCGATGAAGCCGCGTCGCCCGTTGCGGTCATGACTGGAATCAAGAATCAGTACGTCAACGCCGGCTGGTCGAACCTGGGCGCCGAAGCGATGGTATTGGAAATGTTCACCCAGTCCGGGCGGCAGGTCAAGAAGTGACCACCACAGTCGCCAAGCATGCACAAGCCAATCTGAGCCTTCAGATCCGCGGGGTACGCCTCACGCTCGTACTCAGCCGGGATGAGCACGGAGCGGCCACCCTGGCGCTGAACATCAGCACTACATAGTCTTGCCCCGGCCAAGTGTCGGGGCATGGCGGTACGGCTCACTGGGAGCGCGCCGGGATAACCGATACGCAGGCGGTTCGAAACCGCAGCCGCCAACTCAGTAGGTGTTGAACGCGTCCACGCCGGGTGCGTCATCAGTGCCCGACACGGTGCATTCCACGGTCACGCTCATTTCGGCGTCGAACTGGTTGGTCACCTTCGCGCTCGCTTTCAGGAAAATCGTGTCGTCAACAACCTGATACGTGCCATCCCATGTCCAAGACCCGTTGAATCCATACGGGAATGAATCATCTCCGGTGGACTCGCACACCGCCTTCGCCGTGCCGGTCGTAAGCCCAGACGCTGTCACGTTGTCCGATGGCTGTACCGGAGCGGCAGGTTCCACGGTCGGCTCAGGCGTCGGCTCGACTTCCTCCACCTCGCGCGGCTCGGCCTCAGGCTTACTCAGTGACACGACCACCTCAGCGCCATCGTCCAGCGATTCGCCCGCGGCCGGCACAGTCGCTCCGGCATCCCAGTTCGACGCGACCAGGACCAGTCCATCCGCATCCCACTCGACAGCGAAGCCCGCCGACTCCAAGGTGTCCCGCGCCTCGGCACCGTTCATGCCCGCAACATCAGGGACCGTCACCGAAGACGAGCACCCCGTGAGCAGCAGGATCGTTGCAGCGGCCAGAGCAAGCGTGATCTTAGACATGGTTCCCCTTAGTAGTTGAGGCCAGCCTAGCGAGGAGGGGATGACGTGAGCCAACACCACAAGTCGACGCGCAACATGCGCGAGCTGAAGCGGGTGTACCGCGAGGAGTGCGAGAACGAGGTCCAGGCAGACGGTTCGATCGGCGCCCGGTGCTGGCTGTGCGGGCAGCCTGTCAACTATGACGAGCATGGCCGTGAGGATTCATTCGAGCTTGACCACTACTACCCGGCGAGCACCCACCCGGAGCACTACGAAGACCCCTCGAATTTTAAACCCTCACACTCATCCTGCAATAGGGAGCGCGGCAACAAAGCACCTCGTCCAGGACTTGGGGTGCTGAGCCGCAATTGGCTAGAATGAAAGCGGCCCGAAACCGAGTGTTGGCACACTCGCCCGGGCCTGACCCTGAATCAATGCGACTTGATTGGAGGGCTGACGTGGAGTCTATCTGCTCAGTCGAAACCTGTACGAATCCGAAGTACCAGAACCGCAACATGTGCGGTTCCCACTACATGAAGTGGTACCGGCATGGCGACCCGCTCTACGTCAATGTGCGGCCCCATAAGGACCTGACAGGGCAACGTTTCGGTTCGCTGGTAATGGTCAGCCGCCGCGACAGTAACAACTGGAATGGTCTGTGCGACTGCGGTGCGGGGAGCGTATCCCAGACCGGAAGCCTCCTGAACGGCTCGACAAACTCATGCGGCAATCGATCCGCTCACTATCGCACGGCGACCAGCTACAACGCCGCTCATGATCGACTCGCCACTGACCGCGGCAAGGCCTCCACTCATACGTGCGCGGACTGCGGCGGTCGTGCCGCGCAGTGGTCATACGATCACACCGATCCTGAAGAGATGTACGCGGAACTCATTACCGGGAATCCGCCGTACAGCATGGACCCAGACCGGTATCAGCCGCGTTGCATCCCCTGCCATAAGCGATTCGACCTCGGGCACCTAGCCCGTTGAACAAGGCACCACGCCCCGGGCTCGGCATCCTCAGCCGTGACTGGCTGGCATAGACCACCAACAGAGAAAGGCCACCCATCATGGCTCGTATCAAGATCCTCGAACTCCCCATGCTCCACGTAGGCGACGCATCCAAGACGCCGTTCTCGATCATCATCGATGAGGTAGAGCAGGAAGACATCACCGGATACGCGAACAACGTGGTTCGGCGCACCTCAGAGCTGACTCAGGAAGAAGCCGACAAGATCGCCCGCGACATGGGCGCCGTGTCTGCGATCCTCGCGGCATGCACTCTGGACATCGCATGACGGCCAACGTTGGCATCGTCGAAGCTGACGGATTGACCGTCGACTCTCTCACGCCTCGGCTACTCGGCAAGAAGATCCGCGTTGCACTGACAGACGGCACCCAAGCATCAGGGACGCTGAGCGAATACCGCATCGTCACTGTCGGCCGCAAGATGGATGTGCCCGGCGGACCCTTGGTTCGATCGTCCACGGTCGTGACGCTCACCATTCACGGGCTCGGAGCCATCGAGGTTGCCGGTAACGCATGGGTCACCGAGACTCCATGACCGCGCTACGCATCGTCGTCATGGCTGCCAATAAGGCAAGCGGATACATGGAGGCGCGCAACCTCGGCATCGAGCCGGTCGCCGTCGTCACGCCGCACAGTCTGCACGCAGCACGCGGCGTCATCGCTGACCGCATCATGGATGCGACGTCACTGACCGTTGAACAGCGGGAAATGCTGCTGCCTCACGTGATTCCCTGCCTCGCCACCACCCGGGGGTAGGGGCGTCAACATTTCAAAAGTCCGAAACGGTGGACTACCTCCCCATTTAGGGCTTCCTCTCTCCCCAACTTTTGGAGGGGGTCACGCACGCACGAGAAGGGTCGGCGCTTATGGACCTGATAGCTGCCACTGAACTGTCTATCGAGGCTGCCGGCCTCAAACCGATCGATGCGGGCGCTGTGGAGGCTTTACGGGCCCTGGCTCGCAAGATTCAGGCGTGGGACGTGATTGTCGACTTCGCCCTGGACGATGCGGCCCAATCCGAAACGCGGCCATCGGTTCCGCAAAACGACAACGTCTCAATCTCCGCATATCTGAAGTACTGCGATCAGCTCGGGTTCACCCCTGCAGGGCGTAAGGCCTTGGAGCCAAAGGGCGGTCCGCTCCCCGCACCGAAGGTTGAGACTGATCTTGAGCGTTTCAAGCGCGAGCAAGCCGAGAAGCGGAAGCAATCCGCGTAACGTCGTCTTCGGTTTCGAGGAGCCGCGCATCTGGACGAAGCCTCTCCGGCCACTGACCCGCGAGACGTCGATGGGGTTCGAGGTCGTCGACTTCGCGCTCATGTTCCTGCGCGTCACTCTTTATCCATGGCAGGTCTGGTTCCTGATACATGCCCTCGAGATCCACGACGACGGCACCTACCGATTCAAGCGAGTGATCGGCCTCGTGGCTCGCCAAAACGGCAAGACGAAGCTGATCACCGTCCTGGCCGCGTGGTGGCTGTTCGTAGACTCCGACCGTTTCCCCGAAGACGTTCACCCGCGAGACTTCAAGGTGCTCGGTACGGCGCAGAACCTCGACATCGCCCGGGACGCATGGGCGGCCGTGGGGCGATTCTGCGACCCGCTCGACGATGAATCGATCCCCGCGCTCAGTGGCTCGACGGAGAAGATAAGCGGCTCTCACGGGTTCGAAGCGCTCATCCTCAAGAACAAGACGGTCTACGAGATCCGCGCGGCGAACCGTGGCGCCGGTCGTGGCAAGTCTGCAGCCCGGGTGATCATGGACGAATTGCGCGAGCAGCGCACGTGGGATGCCTGGGCGGCTATCTCGCAGACGACGAAGGCTGTGTTCAACTCGCAGCTCATCGGCATCTCCAACGCCGGCGACTCGGGTTCCGTGGTTCTGCTCCATCAGCGGAAAGCCGCTCTCGCGTTCATCGAGGCGTGGGAATCGATGGTCGAGTCCGGCGTCCAGGACATCGAAGACTTCGCGAACGGGCACGACACGAGCCTCGGCATCTTCGAGTGGTCTGCACCTGATGCCTGCGCCCCCGATGACGTGCAGGGCATTCTGCAAGCCAATCCGTCAATCGGGCACGGCGTCATTACTCTCGACTCGATCCGGGCCGACCGTGAGGGCATGCCTGACCGTGAGTACCGTACCGAGGTGCTGTGTCAGTGGGTGACGGCCGCGGTTGCCACCTACCTCGACAACGGCGGGTGGATCGACTGCGCGGATGCGCCCGATGAGATCAACGAGGGTTCAACACTCGCTGAGGGATCACAGCTCGTGCTCGGTATCGACACCTCGGGCAACCGGGCGATGTCGTTCCTGTCGGTCGCCGGCTACCGCGACGACGGCCTAATTCACGGCGAGGTGATCGCGCAACGCGCGGGCATGCTGTGGGTTCCGGCCGTGGTGGCGAAGATCTGTGAGAAATTCGGGATCACACACATTGCCATTCAGGCCCGTGGCTGCCCCGCTGCGGAGTTTGTAGAGCCGTTGCGGGAACTGGGCTTCACGATCGTGGAAATCTCCGGCATGGCCCTCGGGTCAAGCGCTGGACGCATCCGAGACCGAGTGCGCGACCGAACAATTCGCCACCGATCACAGGGGCTGCTCGATATCGCCGTCAGTGGTGGCGTGACCAAGCGGCTAGGTGAGGTGCAGGTCTGGGATCGCACGGCGTCGGTCGTGGACATCGCCCCGCTGGTCGCACTGTCCAATGCGCTCTACGGCCTCGAGACTCTTCCCTCTGCCGATTCCACTGCCAGCTACTACGAGGACAACGACCTCATGGTCCTCTGATCTGAAAGGAGCCCGCATGCGCGAGTTCAAGTTGCTGACCGGTCAGCGCGTCATCGTGGTGAGCGATAGCGCATCGCTGCGCGGCGTCGTTGATTCGGCGACCCGCACGTCTTTGACGCTGCGTGATGTCGAGTCGGTCGGTGGGCCGTCACCGTATCCCGTCGACGGCGTTGTCATCGTCCCCGTCTCGAAGATCAACTATGTGCAGGTGACGTGATGGCGACATTCCAGAGCCTGGGCAAGATCGGGCCGTGGTCGGCGACTGCCGACACGCTCGGCTACGAGGTCTTCGATGATCGCAACACTCTGACCATCGGCGACCGAGACTATGGCCCCGCGTGGGAGAACCAGCCGTCAGTTCGCAAGGTCGTCGGGTTCGCTGCCCGCAACCTCGCATCGGTACCGCTGCACGTGTTCGAGCGTCGCAGCGACGATGACCGTGTGCGCGTAACCGAGGGCCCCCTGGCCGACCTGCTTCGCCGCCCGTCACGGGCGCCGGCCATGACGCCGTATCGGTTCTGGGAGAGCCTGCTGATCGATGGCCTGATTCATGACAAGTTCTGCGCCAAGATCATCCAGCATGACGATGGCTACGAGCTCGTGCGCATCCCGGCAACTCGGGTGCGGTTCCTGAATAACGGGTTCGGGCAGATCGAGAAGGTCAAGATCTTCGGATCGAACGGCAAGTTCGGTCTGTACGATCCTGCCGAATACCTCATCGACGTCGGCTACTCAGAGAACGGCGTGAACGGCACATCGCCACTGCGCACGCTGAAGGATCTGCTGGCTGAGCAGACTGAGGCCGTTGCGTATCGGCGATCGATCTGGAAGAACGGCGCGCGTATCCCGGGTGTTCTTGAACGCGAGAAGCCTTGGTCGTCGGACATCGCCCGAGATCGTTTCGCCCGCACGTGGAAGTCATTCACTGGCGGCGGTGGCCAGTCTGGCGGCACTCCGGTTCTCGAAGATGGCATGAAGTACAAGGATGTCAACGCGTTCCGCCCCCGAGACACGAACGACCTCGAAGGCCGCCGACTCTCCGACATCGAAGTCTGTTCGGCCTACTACATCGCCCCCGAGCTGGTCGGCGCCCGCGAGGGCACGTTCTCGAACATCAAGGCGTTCAAGCAGATGCTCTACGGCCCCGCGCTGGGGCCGTACATCGTGGCGTGGGAGCAGATGGTCAACACGGCGCTCGTGCCACTGATCGAGCCCGATTCGAAGATCTATGTCGAGGCCAATATCGAGGCCAAGATGCGCGGATCATTCGAAGAGCAAGCCGACGTCATGTCGACCGCTGTCGGTGGCCCGTGGATGAGTCGCGCTGAGGGCCGCGCCCGACTTAACCTCCCGTTCAAGGAAGGCACGGACGATCTGATCGTTCCGCTGAACGTGCTCGTCGGCGGTCAGGCGTCACCCCAGGATGGCAAGGCGTTCGATGATGTGCTGCTCAAGTTTGCGCAGCGCCAGCGTCAGGCCGTCACGTCTCAGAAATCGGCCGGCGTGCATGACTTCTGGGACCGCGGGCGCTGGGATCGGGAACTGATCGATGACCTGATGGGCGCGGGTATTGCGAAGGGTCAGGCCCGATCCATGGCCCGCGCTGCCAACGACCGCGTAGAAGACACGTGGCTACACGAGCATGACTAGACAATCTCAAACACGACGAAAGGCCATCCATTCGGGTGGCCTTTTTTCATGCCCGGAGGAGGGCTCATGAAGACCAAATCATTCACCGTCGATCTCAAGACTGACGGACTCGCTGAAGGGCAGTTCGAGGGGTACGCCGCCATCTTCGGCAACAAGGACAGCTACGGCGACATCATCGTCGCCGGAGCGTTCGCGGAGTCCCTGGCTGACTACGGCCCCAAGGGGGCGGGCGTCCCGTGCTACTGGGCACACCAGATGAACGACCCGTACATGAACATCGGCGTCACCGTCGAGGCCAAGGAAGATGACCGCGGCCTGTTCGTGCGCGTGCAGCTCGACCTCGAGACCAACAACGCCAAGCAGACCCAGAAGCTGCTGCGCGAGGGCCGCGTCACGATGATGAGTTTCGCCTACGACGTGATCGAAGGCGCTTACGTCGACTCCGAGGAAAAGGGCTTCTACTACGAACTTCGGAAGCTCAAGCTTCACGAGGTCTCCGTGGTCCCCATTGGGGCAAATCAGGAAACTGAAATTCTTTCCGTCAAGTCGGCAACTGAGTTGCTGATTGCGGATATCAAGTCTGGCCGACCCTTGTCGGCACAGAGCGAGGGAGATGTCCGGGCAGCTCATGAGGCGCTCGGGCAAGTTCTCAAAACGGTCACAAGTGACGAGAAGTCATCCGGTGCCCCCGAGGTCAAGGACGAGGAACCCTCACGGGTCAAGTCCGAGGAACTGACCGGCGCGCCCGCACTTCGAGACATGACGGCACAACTCACCATTTACGCCCTCGGGCAGAAGGGGGATCAGAAATGACCCTCAAGGAAAAGCGTGCCGCTGCTCTCAAAGCAGCGGAAGCAATCATCACCGGCGCCAAGGCTGCCGGCCGGTCGGCCACCGACGAGGAGATGACTCAGTTCGACGGGTTCGTCACCGAGGTCAAGGGGTTCGACACCGAGCTCGAGCGCGTCTCGCGTTCCGAGAAGTCGTTTGCCGACCTCAAGGGCCTGTTCCGCGCCGAAGACCCCGCGGCACCCCTCGACGGCGGAGCTGAGGCCGAGGCGAAGTCCCTCAGCGCTCACTTCATCAAGAGCGTTGGCACCGAGACCTTGGCCCGCACCCGCGGCGTCAAGGGTGCCGGCGTCTCCACCAAGACCGAGTACAAGGCCAACACCGACACCCACGTCACCGGTGGCGGCGTATCGGGCCCGCTTGACGCGTTCCTCGTGGAGACCGACCGCACTCTCGTGCGCGGTGCCCAGGACCTCACCCCCGTCTCCAGCATGCTGGGTCAGGGAACGATCACCATCGGAAGTGCGATCCAGTACTTTATCGAGGGCGTCATCGAAGGTGACGTGGACGCCGTGGCCGAGAACGGCACCAAGGCCCAGCTGCACATCGCTGACCCGACGCCGAAGATCGCGTACCTGCGCACTCTTGCGGGCTACACCAAGGTCACCGACGAGTACTTCGAGGACCTCGCCCTGCTTTCCGGCGAGATCGACGGTCGCCTGATCCGCCGCCTCGCCCGAGCCGTCGAGCGCGAGGTCCTGACCGGCAACGGAACCGGCGCCCACCTCACCGGCCTGCTCAACGTGTCGGGCGTGCAGACGCTCACCGCAACCGCCAAGGGCGTCCCCCTTGCCGAGGCAATCCTCGACGCGACCACACTCATCGAAGACAACACGGACGGACTCTCGGCTGACGCCGTGCTGCTCAACCGTGCCGACTTCGTTGCGATGCGCAAGGCCAAGGACAGCAACGGCCAGTACTACGGCGGCGGATTCTTCACCGGCGCGTACGGCAACGGAGCGGTCATCGACGGTTCGTCCCTCTGGGATGGACTGCGGATCGTTGTGTCGCCGTTCGTTCCGTCTGGAACTGCGCTCGTCGGCGCGTTCCTGGACGCCGCCACGCTTTACACCAAGGGTGGCGTTCGCGTCGAGATGACGAACTCCAACCAGGACGACTTCATCAACGATCGCGTGACGCTGCGCGCTCAGCGACGCGCCGCACTCGCGACCCGCGTCCCGGCCGGTCTCGTGAAGATCACGGTCACCCCCGTCGTCTAGCTCTACCCGCGGGAGGGGTTAGCGCCCCTCCCGCCCTAACTCTTGAAAGGAGCCCATCGTGGGTTTGAAGAACTATGAGTACCGCGGTTCGACTTGGCAGTTCGATGAGGGCCAGCAGCCTGAAAGCGCCAAGGCGTGCAAGGGGCCGGCTGCGGCTGAGACCGTGCACGTGAAGGTTAACGAGTCCGCTCTCGCTGCCGCCAAGGTCATCGCTGATGCCGAGGCCGCAGCGGTGGCTCATGCCGAAGCCGAGAAGGTCGCGGCCGCCGAGGCAGCCGAAGCCGAAAAAGCCAAGACGCCCGCCAACAAGTCCGCCACTCTGGCCACGAAATAGGGGTGATCGGCGTGAGCATTCCGAACATCGTGGACGTGCTGAACGTCGATCGCCAGTTCTGGCTGGATGCTGCGAACCAGACGGTGCGCAGCTATTGCGGCTGGCACATCTCGCCCGTCATCGTTCAGGAATTCGAGATGGACGGCGACGGGAGCAAGACCCTAATGCTGCCGACCATGAAGCTCGGCCAGGTCATCGCTTGCACGAGTGACGGCGTGGATGTACTTTCGCTCATTCGCAAGTCGAACAAGGGCATGCTCGAGCTTTCCCGCGGGCGGTGGTCGTGTGAGCTGGGCGGTATCGTGCTGACCGTTTCTCACGGTTACGAGATCGTGCCCGCTGACGTGGCTGGCATCATCGCGGGGCTCGCGTCGCGTGCGGGATCGTCGCCGGCCGGGATCGTCTCCCAGACGGTCGGGCCGGCGTCGGTGCGTTATGGCACGGTCGGTGGTGTGGCGGCGGGCATTCCGCTGTTGCAGTCCGAAAAGGATTCCCTCGATCCCTACCGGGTGCGCTGATGGACTTTCCATTCGGCCAAACAGTAACCCGTGAGCGTCGAAAGCTCATCGACAACCCCTACGACCCCACGAGCCCGACTCAGGGCAGTTGGGACGATCCTGACACGATCACCGTCTATGACGCTTTCGTAGCGTCGTCGTCAAGCGCGGCGGTTCCGAGCGCCACACGGACGCAGGTCGTCACACAGAAGAGTCTCTACTGCCCGCCTGCGACGGACATCGTAGACGGCGACCGGGTGAAATCTGGTTCTCATACGTACACCGTCGACGCAGTTCCCGAGGCGGATGTCAGTCCATTCACGGGCTGGGCGCCACCGATGGAAGTACCGCTTGTGGAGGTGTCCGGGTGAAGTTCAACGACTCGTTCTTCGTCGAGATGGGCAAGTCGGCCGGTGTACGGCGGCTCGTCAAAGATGTTGCTGATGAGGTGGCGATCGTGGCGCGCATGACGGCCCCGGTTGACTCTGGCGACTACCGCGATGGCATCGAAGTGCGGATGCGCGAAACCTCGTACCGCGCCTTCGCCATCGTCGTCGGCACCGACTGGAAAACGATGCTGGTCGAGGCCAAGACAGGCAACCTCGTGAACGCGCTCCGGTATGTGGCTCGTGGCTGACCCGCTGGTCATCCATGCCGACCTGATGCTGTTCCTCACCGGATGGTTTCGGGAGGCTCTGGCGGCTCGTCCTGAATCGTATTGCCAGGGCGTCGTCGTCACGCATCAGGAGCCGTCGGGCGACTTGCCTGAGCGGTGTCTGGTAATCCGTGTCGACGGTGGCCCTGATACGTCGATTCTGACCGCTGAGCGTGATGTCGGGCTGTCGATCCTTGCGGGGACCAAAGAGAACCCGCAGGAGGCGATCCAGCTCGCGCTCATGGTCCATGCGCTGCGTTCGCAGATCCCCGGGCTTGAGCCAGGGAATCCAGTCGCCGCGGTCCTGTCCTCAAACGGTCCGTTCGCCGTCGTGGAAACACAGCCCGTCGCACGGCAGTACATCACACTCGTGCTCGGCGTCGTCGGCACCCTGCTCTAACCGATTCTCACCTCTCAGGCGCACTCCGATTTTCGGTCACCCGGTAACGCGGTAATTCGTTACCGCATTACCCCCGTTACCCCTTTCCCATTCACGGCCTCGCTTCGGCGGGGCCTTTCGCTTTTAGGAGCACATCATGACCGTCGACGCATCCGGCAACGACCTTTCCGCCGTAGGCATCCCGATTACGGGGTTCCTCGGATTCGCCCCCAAGGGAACCGTTTTCCCCACATCCACCGAGGGCGCAGCGAGCACGTTCACGCTCCCCATCGCGTTCGTCAAGGCCGGGCTGCTGACCGAAGACGGTGGGTTCGAGTGGACGCTTGAGCCTGACGGCGACCCGATCAAGTTCTACCAGGACGGCTACCAGATCCCGTCCGGCCTCGCGAACGCGACCCTTGTCGTCAAGCTCGCGCAGTACGACGCCATGGTGCGGGAGCTGTCCTACGGCAAGACCGCGGACGCGAACGGCTACCTGACCATCGACGCCGGCGGCCACGCTGTGGAGTATGTCGCGTTCACCGAAGAGATCTTTAAGTCCGGCGCGATCCGCCGCCGCATCGCTGAGGTCTCCGTGACCGGCGCGAAGGTCGACAAGAGCGAGCGTGGCGCCGTCAACGGCACCGAGCTGACGTGCGCGGCCAAGCGCTCCGCGTCGCTCGGTAACGACCACATCGGCGAGTGGTGGCTTCCAGCATCGTCCGGCACTGCGCCGACCGTGACCGCTGCCAGCCCTTCTGGTGCAGCGACGGCCGCGACGGTAACGATCACCGGTACCGGATTTACTGGGGCCACTGCAGTGAAGTTCGGAGCTGCGAACGCCACAAGCTTCAACGTGGTCAGCTCGACGTCGATCACGGCCGTCATGCCGTCCGGTACCTCGGGTTCGGCTGAGATTACGGTCACGACCGCGTACGGCACTTCCAACTCGTTCGCATACACGCGAGCCGCATGAGCGAGCGGGTGGCTGGGCTTCGGCCTAACCACCCGCACTCCTATTCAACATGGGCCCATGTCTTGCGGTTTACTACGTACCAAGCATTCGGAGTGGAAATCCCGAACTCGCGCGCAAGTTCGGTCTGAGTCTCGCCGTTGGCATAACGCCTGCGAATCTCGCGCACCTTGTCCTCGTTAAGTTTCGAGGATCGGTGAGCTGTTCCTCGCTGGCCGGTCCACGAACCCCAGGCGACGGGCGACGTCCACCGTTCAAGAGTGTCGGTGTTGTTGTCGGCGGTTGTGCCAGAGACGAGATGATCGGGCTTCACGCACGGCCTGTTGTCGCACGTGTGCCGGACAACAACACCACTGGGGAGATAACCCCCATTGGCAGCCGCAAACGCCGCCCTATGGGTGTATAGACGCACGCGTTTTCCAGTCAAACCGCCACCCGTAACGCCGTATCCATTGTTCGCGCGCCCGCCGATCCACACTCTGCATTCGCCTTCATCGACCGACCTCAGGATGAGTCGAGCCATCATCTTCTCCGCGCCAGCAGGTGTGAAGTGGATGGCTGTTGATTTCTCGTCATTTCCCGGGTTATTCATAACTCCAGTGTATGCCCTGCGCGTACATCATCGAACTGCGTAACCAGCTTTGCTGCGGGCAGGGACCGTGATGGGAGCCCCTGCCCGTTTTATCCCATCGCCCCATCCTCACCAGAAAGGCCATCATGGCAACCGTAAAAACCGCTCCGACTCCCGGCCCCAAGCCTGACTACTTCGTTGTCGAGGACCACCTCAAGTGCCAGACCGGCGAGGGCGAGAAGTCGATCGACATGCGCATCCCGCTCGATCGCATCGAACTCTTCATGGACATGGGCGAACTCGACCTTGCCTCACAGAAGCTGCCGCGGTACACCCTGGACAACATCCTCTGGCCTGAGGACCGTGACGAGCTCGTGAAGATGCGCGACGGTGCCAAGGTCATCGAGATCATCACCGAGTTCACCAAGGCGCTCGGTAAGCGCATGGGCGCTGACATGGGGGAATCCGAGCCCTCTATCGCTTCGTCGGAAAGCATAGAGCGGCCCTCCGATACGACTTCCGACACCGATTCGGAGTAAGTCTCTCGGAGATCGGGCGCAGCATCCCCTTCGATGAGGCGTCCGATCTGATCGACGAGCTCAGGCGCGATTTTGGGTCGCACCTGAACGCAAGCATAAATAGCTGGGTCTTCGCGGCCAGCTACGGCGAGGTTATGGGCGGCATCCACGCCGCTTCATTCATGAACGCGAACCGCGATGTAGAAGAGCACCCAGCACCGTTCGACCTGCCTATGCCATGGCCGAAGGTCGCGGCCATCGAAGACGTCACACCCGAAGAGCGCGCCGCCCTGCGCGCATCACTAGAGCGCCGGTCGGCGTTCGCTCGCTAATCCCTGATAGGAGCCGCCATGTCGACCGTTGGAACTGCTGACGTTGCCATTTTCCCGACTTTCAAGGGCTTCCGGGCTGAAGTAACGTCTGAGGTTGACGCGACCGCATCATCCTCGGGTGATCGTTTCAAGACCGTGTTCGGCAACGCAATCAAGGGTGTCGGCGTTGCAGTGGCCGCCGGTGTCGGTGTGGCGATCGCGGGCATCGCGGCTGTCGCCGGCGCCGGGCTTTCCCGGGCACTGAACCTCCAGGACGCCGAAGCTCAACTGACTGGGCTGGGGCACTCGGCCGAGGCTGTAAGCCAGATCATGGACAACGCACTGGTGGCCGTCGAAGGTACGGCTTTCAGGCTTGATGCGGCGGCAGGCACCGCGGCATCCGCTGTCGCAGCTGGCATCAAACCCGGTGAGGCTCTCACGCGCACGCTGCGCCTCACCGCTGACGCCGCGACCATCGGCAAGGCATCGCTGTCCGAAATGGGCGACATGGTCAACAAGGTCGCGACGAACGGCAAGCTGACTACCGAGGTTCTGCAGCAGTTCCAGACTCGCCAGATCCCGCTTCTCCAGCTGGTTGCCGATGAGTACGGCGTAACTACGGAGGCCGCCTCCAAAATGATCACTAAGGGTGAAGTTGACTTCGCCCGGTTCCAGTCCGCGCTTGAGGCCGGCGTCGGTGGTGCTGCTCTATCATCCGGCAACACGGCTCGCGGAGCATGGGCGAACGTCGGCGCAGCATGGTCCAAGCTCGGCGCGCTTTTTGTGGGGTCATCTGTAGAAGGTGCTCCCGTTCTTTTTGTGGCGATCTCCAATGCCATCAAGCGACTTACGGCCGCCGTCGAACCGCTCGCGGCCAAATTCAGCGGAGCGCTCACCCCGGCAATCGCTGGACTCTCCGCGTGGATCTCGACCATCGACTTCGACGCCGTGGCAGCGAATATCGGCACGGCCTTCGCATGGATCGCAAGCGCTTTCGACAAGATCGTGACCGCCTTCAAGTCGGGCGACTTCTCGACTCTTGGGGCAACCCTCGGCGGCATCGGTGATGTGGCGGGGCCACTAATTCCCGTCTTCGTCGAGGTGGCTCGGGCCGTGGGTGGCATCGCGGGCACCATTGGCGAGCTGCTGGCCGCCGGTGTCCCGCTGCTGATTCCCATTCTGCAATCCTTCACCGATATTCTCGGATGGCTCGGCGACAATGCAGAGCTCATTACGCCGATCATCGTCGCCCTCGCCGCCGGCATCCTGATCTACAAGGCTGCGCAGGTCGCGTCAATCGGCACAGCGATAATTTCGCTGCCCCTCACGGCGCTGCAGATCGCTGCTGACCTCGCGCGTACTCACGCGCTGGTCAGGAACACCAATGCGATGATTCTGAATAACACGGCCGAGAAGGCGGGGACGCTGACACGGCTTCCCGCCACGGCATCGATCCTGGCATCCGCTGCGGCTGCTGTCGCTCACCGCATCGCCACAGTTGCTGGAACCGTCGCTCAAAAGGCTGCCGCTGCGGCCCAATGGGCCATGAACGTAGCCATGTCCGCAAACCCGATCGCGATTATCGTGATTGCCATTGCGGCACTGGTCGCCGGCCTGATCTGGTTCTTCACCCAGACCAAGCTCGGGCAGGAAGTGTGGGCCAACTTCACCCGGTTCCTAGGTGAAGCCTGGACGAATATCCAGCTGTTTATCGGCCAAGCAATCGCCAACGTGATCGCGTTCGTGACCGAAAACTGGGGGCTTTTGCTCTCGCTCCTGATCGGGCCCCTGGGACTGGTGATTCAGTGGATCGTTGAAAACTGGTCCGGAATCGTGACGTTTTTCTCTGATTTGTTCATTGGAATCGTCGCGTTTTTCGTCCAGTTCGGCACGGACGTGTGGAACACGGTCGTGGCGCTGTGGGAGACGGTCAAGGCCACTTTCGCGGCGGCGATCGCGTTCCTGCTCGACCTGTTCCTCAAGTTCACCCCGCTCGGCATCCTGATCTCGAACTGGGGCGCGATCACAGCATTCTTCGGCACGGCGATGTCGAATATCGGTACCGCCGTCTCGACTGGAATCGGCACGGTCATTGGATTGTTCACCGCGCTCCCCGGCAAGATCATGGGCGCCCTGGGCAACATGGGCACCTTCCTACTGGACGCCGGCAAGGACCTCATGGGTGGCTTCATTGAGGGCATCGAGGGGATGCTCGGTGGCATCGGTGACGCGGTAGGCAACGCCATGGATTTCGTGGCTGATTTTTTCCCGCACTCGCCGGCCAAGCGCGGTCAGTTCTCCGGATCCGGCTGGCGCAAGGTGCTCGAGGCTGGCACCGCGATCGGCAACCAGCTCGGAGCCGGCTTCGAAGCCGCAGAGCCGACTCTCACGACCCGACTCGATGCGGTACTCAACCGCTCGGCGTTCACCCCTCGGGTAGATGCGGTAAACGCGCAGCTGTCCAATTCATCGGCAAATTCGAGCCGCCCGATCTACGTCCAGAACCCGTTCACCGGGGAGTACTTACTCGCGCAGGTCTCCGACGTCGCAGACGGTCAAATCAGCAAGGCCGACGCCGCCAATTCAGCTACTACGACAGGACGGCGACGATGACACTCATAGTGCGCGCGACACCCGCAGACCGGCCCTCACCGTACATCGACGTGCTCGTGACCGATCCTCTCGGGGAGCGGTTCACGGTCACGCGGATGTGCGGCGGGCGCTCGTTCAAGGTGCGCGGCATGGTCAACGTCTCGTCGGCCGGCGGTGGCACGATCCGCGATCACGAGGCTGGTTTCGATGTCCCATCGACGTATCGGGTGGAGTACTTCACGTCGGGAGCTTCGGTGGGCTTTTCGGAGACGGCCACTGGGACTCTGTACGGCCTCGAGCCGGGGTGGGCATGGTTCTCGGATCCGCTCAATCCCGAGAGCGCGGTGAAGGTGCGGCTCCTGAACGGCGCGGCATCAGCCCTGTCGCGATCGACGCCGGCGGAACTGCTCGAGGTCCCGCGCCGGTCGGTCGGCTTCACCCTGCCAGGCACGCGCGGCGGCCTCAAACAGGTCGTGCTGGACTGCTACACGGAGACGCGGGAAGACGGCGAACGGTTCGACGCTCTCTTCGGTGGCTACGACTCGGATGCGCTCTCAATCGTGTGCGTCCGTGCGTCGCCTGAGACATGGCTGCCCCCGACTCTGTTCGCGTTCGTGGGGTCGCCGGTAGCGCACCCGGTCGGCCAGCGCGGGGATGCTCTCACGTGGTCGCTGAGCGGCGATGAGACATCACCGCCCGCGCCCGCATTCGTCACACCGCTGCTCGAATACGACGACTTCACGGCGTGGTTCGCCACCTACGACGAGTTCGAGGCGAGCTATCCAGATTACTTGACAGCCCAGTCCGACTACAGCGTGAGGGGTGCCTGATGGCGATTGCAGTCTCTGAGCAGATGGTCGAGGCGATCACTGGCGGATCATTCACCTCGGGCTATGTCGCAACCTTGACCGTCGATGGACAGGTCATGCTCACCGACGTGGAGCTGACCGGCGAGCTGGTGAGCGACTCGGGCGCGCTGGTCCTCACTCAGGGCTCGCTCACCCTGAACTACACCGACGACGAGGGCCGTTCGATCGTCCCCACGGAGACGACATCCTGGCTCACCCCGTACGCCTCGTTCCTCGACATCTCCTATCGCGTGTCGAACTCAATCTTCACGGAGACTGTCCTCCGCGGTCGCTTGAAAGTGGTCGGTGTCGGCGATCCTCAAGAGCGCAAGATTCGCTTTCAGGGCCGCATGATCACGGTCGGCTCGAGCGTGTCCGTGAGCGTGGCGGATGCTTTTCACACGACCGAGGAAGAGGTTTTCGAGGGCCCCGTCTCGCCGACCTACATGGATTCGGCATGGGCTGAACTCGCTCACCTGACTCTCCTGCCGGTTAGTCGATCGGTCCCGGATGTCTCCATTCCCCGCTCCGTGCTGTACGACGAAAACCGCCTCGATGCGGTCGGCGCTGTCGGTGATCTGCTCGGCGGCATCCCGTACATGACTCCGGCTGGTGAGGTGTCAGTGGCCCCCCTCGCGTGGGGCGACCCGGTGCTCACAATTCGGATGGGCCCGGGCGGCACGGCGAGCAAGATCGGCACCGACGCGCTGACCGATGCGGGCATCAAGAACAAGGTCATCGTCACGAGCTGGGATGACGACCAGGCGACAATCCTTGCCACCGCAGAGATTGCCTCAGGCCCACTCCGATGGGGCGGCGGTCTCGGGCGGCGCGCGTACAAGCTCTCATCCGAGTTCGTAACCACTCAGGCTCAGGCGCAGGCGTGGGCGGATGAAACACTCCCGCAGGTGTCCAAGCTCAAGGCGATCGCCTACTCAATTCAGTGCGCCCCGGATCCGCGAGTGGAGGCCTGGGACGTGATCGAGTTCGAGAAGGACGGCGCGATTCTGCGCGGCCGGGTCGCGAAGATCACCCTCCCTCACCGCGGCCAGATGACCCTGATCGTGAGCGTCATCAGTGGGTAACGCCGATGTCGTCGCGCGCAAGCTCGAGGCGATCCCGACCATCTCCACGATGACGGCACGCTACGACTCGACCAATGCTGACGGCACGGTGAACGTCGATTTCGGCGCGGGCCTCGTGACGGTCTACTCGGCGGGGTTCTCGACTCCGCTCCCGGGCGCCGGCGTGCGTGTGCTGCGCCTCAACGGCTTCACGCTCATGCTCGGCGTGGTCAAGCCCCAGCCCTCCTATGGCGAGGTCATCGCGACGGGCACGCCGAACATCACGGTGCGCCTTACGAACGGTGTTGAGCTTTCGCTGGCCTACCTGAATTCGTACCTCAATCCGGCGATCGGCGATGTCGTGCTGATCTCGTGGGAGGGGCACGGCATGGTGATTGGCTCGCCGACTGCGATCCCCGAGCCGCCGGTGGAATACGTTCCGCCGAACGATGCGGCGCCATCTCCAGCTTCGTCAGCGCGGGAGTTCGTGGCTGTCGATTCAGGCAACTTCTACACGGGTGGCGGCTGGAATTACACCGATCCATGGAGTAGCGCGAGCAACACCGGCGCGTTCTTCCACAACGACATCGCGGGCAGTATCCCCGACTCGGCGGCGATCTCACTCGTGGAGTTCTACGTCACCGAGACCTACAACCAGCACCCCAACGTGCTGGCGAAGGTCGGCCTCCACTCGCTCACCGGCAAGTCCGGGAATCCGAACATCCGAAACTCCGTGGATATCTCGGCGGGCACCGGCTGGAAGGTGCTCCCAAATTCGTTCGGCGATGCGCTCAAGACCGGTGCGGCTCTCGGGCTCGGGTTCCCCACGGTCCCGGGCGGCGTGAGCTACCACAAATTCCGCGGTCGTGGCAGTGGCCCAGACGGCATGATCCGCATCACTTTCAGCTCATAATTTCGGCCTCCACTGGGGGCCTTTTTCTTTGGAGGCACCATGGCACGCACAGGGAACAACACCCGAATCGCGGCACTCGGCACGTATGGAGGCAGCCCTACGTTTGCGGCTGACCTTACCGAGATTGCAGGGGACGCCGCGAAGATCATCGGCGAAAGCGAATCGACAGTGAGCGCACTCCCCACCTCGGGCAACTGGCCGGGGCGGTGCATCTACGTGACCGCCACCAAGGCGCTCTACATCTCGGACGGCGGCACGGGCTGGCAGAAAATCACCGGCCTCACCCGCGCGGGTACCCACTCCGGCACGACCTCCCAGGGCGGCGACCTCTTCATCACGTTCGACCCGCCATTCACGAGCGTCTGCACTGGCCTCGTGGTGACCGATAGCAATACGGGCGGCGGCATCGGTCCGGTCCCCTTGAAGGTTGTCTCCCGGACCGCGACCACTGGCACGGTTCGCGTCATGAATGGCAGCGCGGCCGTGGTCAGCTTCACGACCAGCTTCAATTACATCGCTTTCGGCGACTGATGATCCGCCTGATCCGCCCGGCGAATAAAGAGCCCGGGCGGCGTTACGGCGACCGGCCTGTCTCGGGTGTGTCCACGATCCGACATCTCGGCAATGACTACGGATGGGGATCCGGCTACCAGATCTACGCGGCGGCCGCGGGGGTGGTGCAGTTCGTGCGGTGGTCGGCCTCCACGCTGACCAACAACCGCAGCGGTGGCTACGGCAACTACATCATCGTCAACCACGGCAGCGGGATCCAGACCCTCTACGCGCATCTACCCACGACGGCGCCACGCGTTCACGTCGGGCAGCAGGTCCACGCCGGCCAACTCATCGCCCTTATGGGCAACACGGGGAACGCGAGCGGCGCACACCTCCATTTCGAGGTGCGCATCAACGGCTCAATCACCGACCCGAACCCGTACATCAGTGGCACCGCATCCACAGTCTCAGTCGAGGCCATTCCGATCACCGTTCAGAAAGTAGAAGACGACATGTTCACCGACGCCGACCGCGCAGCCCTTCACCAGGCCGCTCAGGCCAACAACCTCCCCGTGCTCGTGCGCACCCCCGCCAGCCCGAAGGTGTGGCTCTCGAACCTCGTCACCCGCCGCCTCGTAGACGACGAGGGCCAACTTGCCGCCGTGCAGAGCAGCCTTGCCGGGCGTGGCCTGGATTCCGGCGTGAATACCGTCGCAGCGCTCGATGTCTTCGGCGTCGCTGTGCTCACCGATGCCGAGAAGGCCACGCTCACCGCCGGGCAGATCGCGGGCACCGAGTGATGCGCTGCCGACACGATCCCCAGTCCACGTGCGGCCATGACAGCAACTGCGATTCATGCCAGCACCCGACCACCCCTCGCGATGCCTGATTGGGGCGCGCTGTTCGGCGATACGCCGGCGGCTGAGGTGGCCGTCTGGCTGTTCGCCGCGTTCATCGTCGTGAGCCTGCTCATAAAGGTGTGGCCGTTCCTATCCAAGCTCGTGGCCCTGGGGAATGCGCTGCCCTCGCTGACGGCGCTGCCTGCTTTCATGGCACGCACCGACGAGACGCTCGCCGCTCAGACGAAGACGATGGCTGCGCATGATCTGAAAATCAGCGAGATCCACCACGAGGTCAACTACAACAACGGCTCATCCGTGAAAGACGCCGTGGAGCGGGTCGAGCTCGGCGTCAAGGGGCTTTATGACCGCGTGGACGCCTCGGATGCTGCCGCCGACCTGCTCCACAAGGACATCGAAGATACCCGCCCGCACCCCCCGACAATTCCGTTCGCTCCGAAGGAGTAACCCATGATCAAGAACCCCGCCGCCTACGTCAAGGCCTACGCCGCATGGATCGGTGGCGTCCTGTCCGCCACGATCCTCGCCGCCCCCGCGATTGGCATCGACATCCCGCCGTATCTGGCGCTCGTGTCGATCGTCATCACGGCCATCTCTGTGCAGGCGCTCCCGAATGCCGCGGTCACTACCGGCGATCACGCCGCGTAA